TACCATTCGCCTCCTCCTTTAATGTTGTACATTGTTGGCTCTTCAATCTTGCCGTTACTGTCTTTATACATTTTAGTTGGATGAGCTACTACAAATACAAGTACATCGTACTTTTTAGCAAACGTTTCAATCTTAGTTAGATACTCCATAGTGTATCTATTGACGTCTTCAGTTTTACAATCAACGTCTCTAACTTTATTAAATGGATCTATAACTAAACATTTAATACCTTTACGTTTTACTAGCTCAGCACCTTTCCTTAATACTGATTCTAAAGTATATCGTTCCATATCGATAAAATAAAAGTTATCATTAACGTGATCCGCTACTTGATTCCATTTATCTGTACCAATATCATTTTTCTTTGGCATGTCTTGCCAAACTTTTCTCATTAATTTATGAGCATGTAAATAGGTTGGTGCATTCTCGGGAGATGCAAAGGCTGTTTTCCATTGATACTTTTGATTGTATCCTACCACCATCTGATCAACGAAGTCAGATTTTCCGCTAGATGGTATGCCAGTAACAGTGATAAACTGCCCAGTGTAAGTACTAAAAATATCATCAAAATTAGGTAAACCAATTTGATACCCACGTTTGAAACCATTCTTAACAAAGTCTGTAATTTCATCTTCTATGTCTTTAAAAGTTGTTACATTTTCTAATGGAACTGGTCTTGCTCCTTCAATACGTTTAATTAATTTCTCTTTACCGTATTTTATTAAATATTCATTTGCGTCTTTGCAATCTTCAAATGTAGCTATGTAACAAACTTCTGCTCCGAGTCTTCTTATAAATTCTTGTTGTAGCGCTTGACCTGGTTCGTCATCATCTACAGCTAGTATTACTCTTTCTTTATTGTCAAAGTAATCTATACAGTTATCCAAATAATCTAAATTATTTGAATTTAGTGTTGCTCCGTTTGGAACAGATACTGCATTCTTAATTCCGGCTTCATGTAATGCTAACACATCCATTTCACCTTCTGTTATTATACAATCTTCATAACCAACTATACTGTTAATGTTATAAAATATCTTCTCAGCACCTTTATATAATTTGAAATTCTTTCTGCCGTCTCTATATTTAACATTAATGAGTTGGTCGCCCATTATATAATTAAATTGAATTGTATTCTCGGACTTGCCGGTCTGTGGCATAAACTCTTTACCTTCTGTAACATTTAAGTCATCTAAAGTTTTTTGAGATATACCTCGTGATTGAAACCACTCGTATACTTTGAACCTAATTGCTTTAGGTTTCAACAACATCCAACGCATCGGGCCTAACGTACTCTTTTCACGCAGACCCTTTACGTTGATATGAATGTAATTGAAACGATGAATCACAATGATGACAAGTACCCAATCCTCTTTCCCAATCGTAAGAAGCACACTTTTGCTTTCTATTTTCAGGTTTTCTATCAGACGAACACAGGGGACAAATCCCCTGCGCTTTACCAACATCTAAATTGTGTTGGTTAAACTGGTCGATTAAAAAACCATTAATCTCCGTGTTGTTTACTTGCATTTATTTAATTTAATTATTATCTCTACAATCTGGACATATGTCACAAAACTCATATTCATCTTGTGACATACCTTGTCCACACATTTCACATTTCATTAGAAAGGCAAATCATCTGCAGGTGCCGGAGCAGCTACAGCTTGCGCTGGCTGATCTGATCTTGGTGCAGCACTAACGTTATCACCATTTGTCCAAACTACTTGAACATTACCTAAATAAACTTTAGGATTTTTAGCTTCTCTTTCCTCTTTGGATTGAGCAACTACAACCGGTCCTTGATTACCAAACTGATCAACTTCATCGTTTATAGTAATTGTAATAGGTAAATACTTACCCTTCTTACCAACAATGATCTTGTCTTTTGGTATCTCGTTAAGGTTGATACTTGTTTTAATTATACTAGCCATATTATACTGCTGTTTGAAATAAGTTATTGAACATAGTTCTTAGCTCAGTAGTTCCTACTGTAGCCCCTGTAGCTTGTAACCTTCTACGAAAGTTATCGGCTTTTTTGCTATACGCATGCAATCCATCTTTAGACGTATTGTTCGCATAAAACTCAGTTGTTGGGAAAGTCATTCCCGTCATTGCACATAATTTAGTTGTTGCTTTTTTTCTTCTTGCCATAATAATAAGGGTTTTAAAGGGTTAAATTCATAAAATATTGCGAAGGTTCAAATCCTTCTGTCTTAAAAAATAAGTCGTAAGCCTCAGTGGCTCTTTTAACTTTAGCCTCACCTGATCTGTAAAAATCTGGTGAGCAATCAATAACTGCTATTTGGTGAGTGTTCTTATCCATAACCATAAACACAAATTCATAGCCAAATAATTTACTATAAATATAAGCTTGTGAATCGTAGTTGTAACGGTAAGCAGAACGCTTGAAAGAATTTATGTCGGAAGTGGTTTTCAGGTCAATGATTAGTTGATCATCATGGTTTATGATGTCAGCTTTTCCTTTCCACATATTTCCTTCAAGCTCTACTATACCAGGCTTCTCATACTCAACGTCAATACCACGAACTAAGCCGCGACAAATGTCGTTTTTCATCAGTTTTTCGGTCATCAATTCTATCTTGTCGACCTCGTGTTGTAATAAACACAACTCGCCACCAGACATTTCTTTGTAGTGTTTTGTATTTCTTGTACTGCTTTCTATTATCTTAAACTTCTTAAGTTTATCAGGTTCTAGTATTGCAGTGTGGAAATAACCACCAACTAAAAATGCAGATGACATTTTTGATTGTTCGCCTAAAGCTAAAGGATTAGTAAGCAAAGTAGATATATCACTGTTACTCAAGAATTGTTTACCAAACTTGCCGTAATAATGTTCATCTTCTTTTAACTTTTCTAATACCTTTTCTTTTTTCATTTACAATGTAGTTAATTCAATTAGTTCTTTTTTAACATCGTTTGTTAAATTGTACTTGTTTTCAATCACTGCCATTTTACCGCCTGCTTTTATATAGTCTAAAGCTTTTTGAAATTTAGGATCTTTTACGTTCTTTATTTCAGCTTTGATTGCGACTGGTTTAGCTGCTGTAACTTTGCCGTGACTGTTTGTTGCGTCACTATCTTGAGTGTCGTCTATTAGTAATAAGTTGCCAAGTGCATACTTTTTACCGTAACTCGATGCGCTACCAAACTTTTGAGGTGTTTGCATACCCTTTTGATTAAGGTCTACACCAACTAAAGCTGTAGCTTCCAATTCCATACCTTTCTCATCTTGAATAACTGCTGTGCTTTCAAGTATAGGCATAGGATCACTTGAGATTAATCTTTCTTTAATCCTTACTGATACTCCTAGCTCTAATAGATAGGGTTTAATTGATTCGAGAATGTCTTCGGCTGATCTGAAGTTGTATTTGCCGAATGAGTTAAATCTACTTTTCTTCGATTTAAATTTTGTCTGAATGGTTGACAGTTTTTGGTTTAGGGTCATAATATATTATTACATGTTTTTAATTAAACTTAAATTCGTTATTTACCGTAACCTACAGATAATCAAGCACTTGCGAGCTATCTACGTTGTCGATTAGGGTTTGTATAGCATCACGTTTTATTTGTGAAATTCTTACATGAGCAGTGCTCACACTAATTCCAACTTGAGTGGCTATATCGTTTGCAGAATGCTTATCACAGTCTAAACCGTAACTTAGCCTCAATACATCATATTGTCTTTCGTCTAAATGCGTTCGCATTAAACCTAGCAAATAAGTATTTAATAAAGCTATGTTATATGGTTCGGATTTGTCTATTACTTGGTAAGCTAAATTTTCATCATCGTTAGGGCTAGCATCGATTGAAGAGAATACTGAATTAAAGAACATCGCAACCATTTTTTCATCTTTAGGATTGCGTCTGATTTCATTTAACTTATGTTCTGGTATTCTTATGTCGCCTCTACAATTGTCTACGGCTCTTCGTATTGCGCCCTTAATTCTTTTTGATAAGAACGATTTAATTGTTTTTTCTTGATCCTCAGACTCAGATAAAATAGCTCTGTCAATTTTAGACACTGCCGCTGTTAAGCCAATGTTTCCTTCTTGAAACAAATCCATTATACTTAAAACTCCCGACGCTTGATCTGCTGTAGATTGTTTCATTGCAAGTGTAATTACCAGGGGTAAAAAATTAGTAATAATTTCTTGATCGGTTAAAAGTGTATAATCGCCATCAATTGGTTTTTTAACTTTTTCAATTGCTGCTTCAACTTCGTTTTTATATCTGACGTAATTTTGAATATTAAATTTTCTCATAATTCTTTGTTCAATAATTGTTTTTCAAGTTTTAGTTGATTGCCCATATTTCTGTGTATTGTTCTTGTGGTACAACTTAATAACTTGGCTAGTTTACTTATTGTTATCTTTTGTTTTTCGTGGTTGAGGTCAAGCATACATTGGTATATGTCGTCTTCTGAAACTTTTTTACCTTTACCAATTAGTTTACCTACTATGCTTAGCTTCTGTGATAATGTTAAACCCGTACCGTGTTTGAATATTACTTTACGTATTCGATTACGAGGAGGTGTATCACCGATGCCAAGCACTTCATTAATCATATTGTCAAGTATTTTTTGTTTCATAAAGAATGTAACAAAACCGTTTTCTTTGTCTGCAATAAAATTAAATATAGATCGCATATCGTCATCAAGTGAAACATCATCTCCTTCGATGCCATCTGCATTTAAATAGTATAAAACTAAAAAATGCCACTTTAATGATTTATATGTGGTTATCTTTGCTTTACTGCGAAATAGATTGTAGCATTGGAACGTACCTTCCGCGTAGTAATCATATAGATTAGTTGATTCGGTTGGTAGGTCTGAGATAGGGTTACGGTAATATATAACTTGCCTATCGTTCAGCCACTTTAAGTTTCTATCTTGTGACATTAGCTTACTACTAATTATTATTTATTAGCTTTCGTCGCTCTTCTCGGCTTTTGAAATTTCTTTACTTTGTTTGCAATGTTAAAAACATTTGCATTTATTAAATGCTTTGCATTTTTTGTTGTTTTACTCATTTAATTCAATTTTAATGTTATTCCATTTTCCCATAGTGCCAACGTTAACAAGAAAGTCAATACGTTTAGTAAAACGTTTATTCATTCTGTCTTGTACGGTCCAGTCACCATCAAATTCTTACTTATTCCTTCTATGCAGACACTCGCTCCAAACGTGTAACCCAACTTTTCAAGGTCTCGAGAAACCGCAATCCATCTGTGCCCAGCAGGGTTATCAGGATTAATATGTTTCATTGAGGCAGTGACGAATGGAGTGCTGTCTGTCTGTTCAATTACCGCATGGTAAACCGTAGCGGTCACTAACTCCCCGAGGAATAGTGTTAAAATTATAAGCTGTTTCATTCTTATTTATTATTTTTGCTTTTTCGATTATATAATACGTCCAATACCCGTGTATAGCATTTGACCGTTTGAACTCGTCAGGCATACACTGTGGTGGTTGCTCAAACTTGTTGCCAAGTGGCATACCTACAGGACAGTTTTTTAATACATCAAAACATTTCTCAATACTTAAATGTCGTTTGTTATATCGTTTAGTGTACTCATTACCGAGTGCTAGCATGTGTTCAAATAACCAATAGTACTGTGCACTTGTTTCACGGCACCATATACTTGAAGGGTGATTGTAATGTGCTTTTTTATATGGTATATAAGAAGCATCATAATCTCGCTCTTCTGCATAATGATGATGGGCCGTACAGAGCATTTGGGCGCTCTCTAAGATCATTTTAACTTTGTGTTTGTCATAAACATAACTCGCTGCTAAATGAGGGTCGTCGTGTAAATAAAATATATTCATGCTTTATTAACTCTATTATAGTGTGTGTCTAATAATATGTTAGCAACTTCTATGCTTATCATATTTTCGTTGTATAATTGCCATATAACTTTACTCATAATTGTATATTTCTTCAAGTTCACATAATAACATTTCATCTATTTCTTCTATAGAAAACCTATAAAAGTTTCGGTGTGTGTATGCTCTAGTCCAAGGATTATTCATAATTTCTAATGGTTTTAAATAGTGGGTGTCTGTAACTACCGGCTTTAGTACGTTCGAAATAAGTGAATGTAGCTTTTTGGCCAATGTAGTCATGAATATTATTAAGCATATTAGCTAAATCTTTGTAAGTGTAGCCTTTACCGGGAGGGCAACCGAATCTGTTACCGTCGTCGTCCATCATTAAGAACTTACCGAGTGTGCCTTCACGTTTACCTTTACCGATTTCGTAACCAACAATAGTAGCTTCGGTGTCGCTGAAGTCTTTAAACTTTTGTAAGTTATAAGATCGTTTTTGTTCGTAAGGTTTATCAAGACGTAATATAGAACCTTCATAACCACTGTTTAGATTGTACTGGTGGATTATGTTTGCAGCGTCTTTGGATAAAGCGTGCTTAGTTTCTACATACTTTACGCAGTAAGAATACATATCACTTGTAACAAGTTGATTCATTCTGTAACCGTATGGTTGATTCATCACAGTCTCTATATAGTCGTAGCAGTGAAACTGTATCATTTTACTTGCTTCAGCTCTATCAGATGCTGTTGGTTTTTGTTTTCTAACTAATGATATAATCTTTTCGAAATCATCCCTTAGATCGTGGTTATATAATTCGCCATCAAGTACAACATCAGGTTGTTGCGTAAAGAAATAGTGCAACGAGTTTGTAATGTGGGCTATATTAAAAAATTGTTTACCTGTACGTGAGTGGGCTACAACTTCGTTGTTGTCATCGAGTTGTATAATGCAACGCACGCCGTCAAGCTTAGGTTGAATGTATACTTTCTCGGACCAGTCGACAGGTTTTTTGTCTACTTTGTATGCGAGCATTGGTTTTATCATAATTCTTTTTTTATTTTTTCTATTCTTTTTTTAATTAGGGCAGCTTGTTCGTATTCTTCGTTGGCTTCGTACTCTTTCATTACACTTGTTAAACTTTGTATTTCTTCAAGCAATAAATCATTTGTACTATAATATTTAGAGTCCTGTTGTCGCACGACATCAAGCCCGTAAGTTGCCGTTTCAGGATTTATAAACTCATTGTATAAATCGGTACGTATTCGGCGGTATAGCATTTTGTATTCGTCGTCTGTCATATATTATTATTATCCGTGTTTGATCGTGTTTAGTCTGTATTGTTTAATTCTTTTTCAGATTCAATTCTGTCTTGTACTATTATATATTGTTCATGAAGTAAATCGTCAATGTATAATTCGTCGTAAATTTCTTCATCAACGAATATATCAAGACCATCTTTAACACAACTTATAATTTCATCAACTAATCCGGTAGCATAGTAATAAACATTTTCAGGGTTGAAACCATAATCGTCGTTTGCATGAGCCCAATATACTGTATAAGAGTCTGCAGTATATACAGATTCAAAAATATAGTCACAAGTATTAGTTCCCATATAATCGGTTGTTATTTTAGAGTTGTAATAATCTAATATCCAAGTCTTTGCTTCTTCGGGTGTGACATCGTGCATGTCTTCTTTATATATTTTTTCCATATTAATCTAGTAATACCATATAGGCTTTAGGGTTATTTTTTCTAAACCATGACAAACCGTCTTGCCAGTTTTTTACTGTTATATCAGTTAAAGTGTCAGGGGTTATCATTGCACACCCCATAACAAAGTCGTACATACTTAATTCTAAGTTATTAAGTTCGTAGCTTTCGCCAGAGAATGGATTTGTTACACTATCGCCTTGATCGTATACGGTTCCATTAAACCATTTAGGTAATTTATTTTGTTTCATATTAACATTGTTTACATACTGTGAATTTCTCTTCTTTCCATTGCGTATAGCCCATTCCGGGTTCAGCGTATTTTTCTATTATTGTGTTAGGACTGCCAACAAATATATTTTGATTAGAGTAGTTATCCCAACAACTTAACCATACATCAGGCTTGCCAACCCATATAATCCATGTATAATGGTGGTCAATTGATGTGACACTAGGGTATAAGTACTGACTGTTGTAGTGGAAGTCGTGTACTAAGTGGCTTGCAATTCTTGATCCATCACCAAAGTTGTTAAAACCTTGGTCTTTTTGCATGTAGTTTACCCAGTTAGCTAGCTCAACACCACGCCACGAAGGGTAACCATCATGGTGCATGTACATGTTTACATAGCTATCGTCTTTAACTTTTTCGGGATTAACTGCGAAGCCTGCTTCAAATTGTTTTGCTTCTGATCGATTTACGACCATTGTTACGTTTCTAGTACTCATATTATTTAATTAGGGATGATAAGTATAACCATACTTGTTTTTGTTTGTATAAACCGCTTAAAATACTTTCGTGCATTTCAACAGTGATACCAACTTTAGATAATGTTTTGTTATCTATGTTTTCCTGACAGTCTTTAATCTCATTTTCAAGGTGGCATAAGTTTGCAAAAACTTTACAGACTGCTCGCTCTTTCGTTTCTTTAAGGTGATCAACATTCATTAGTCTTTAATTATTATATTGTCGCCGTATAGCACAGAATCAATTGATCTGTCGTAAAAGTCTGCCCACGTTTGTAGTTGTCTGACGTCGTCAACAGTTAATTGATACCACGCCGTGTGACTCATTAGTCTGTATTTTAGTTGTTTAGCGGTGGCATATTCCCTCGCATTTGCATTTAGATTTTTCTTTAATTCAGGAAATAATCTTTGGTAAAGTGATTTGCTCATAATTTAATTTTATTTAGTTTACATTTATATTATCCGTTTGTATTCGTATTTAGTTTGTATTAAACCATTTCTTCAATCACACCGATTAACTCGCTGATTATCAATACTATAGTTGCCGCTATTATGTTGAAAGGTATTAGCGCATACCCGCCAATTCTTACTGTACTCTTCAGAATCGACACATAAAAATGTTTCGTTGCATTTGGATATTTCATTAGTTGCGGGAGAAGGAATCGAACCTCCGACCTTTGGGTTATGAGCCCAACGAGCTACCTCTGCTCTATCCCGCATTTAGTGGAAGTGGGCGGAGTCGAACCGCCGTTTGAGATGTCGTGTACCGCAATCAAGCGAACAGTCTCACTTACCATATCACTCCCTAAAAAGGTGAGGCGGACAGCACTGGAAAGTTAATCTGTTTATACTGTCTTTCTGGCAATTCACTTATGTGTAAGTTAGTGTAGCGTCTGGAAATTCATCAAACAATTATTAAGTGTAATACACTCCCGTCTTCTTTTGGGTAATTACTCCCTAGAATTCACATACACTTATAATTGGCTTCAAATCCTTCTTAGCTTCCTATTTCTTACCTAATTAAGCTACTCGTCCTTCCAACCTTAAACCTCACCTATATTATTTTCTGCGCCAAGCTCGGTGAACGGAATCGCTCACCTCTTGACTCACTATCTGTATTGTGTTACCTGTTTTATGTGCTATTATAGGTACATAAGAATAGGTTTGGGTTGTTGAACAAGGCATACAAGTTCTATATCCTAATTTGATTCGTACTTCGTGTACTTTGTCGCCGCATTTACAATACATATATTAATTTTTTATTTGTTACATTTATATTATCCAATACTAGTCGTATTTAGTTTGTATCCATTGTGGAATACCTGAGTTGTATCGTTCCCAATACTGTTGTTCCGCTGCAATTATTTGTGCTTGCAGTAATTTGTGGTGGCTAAACTTTCTCTTTCGTTTGTTCATATAGTTTTCTTATTGCTAGGTTCATGACGTGCGAATGTATAGCGTTGTAGTTATCGCCTTCCGCTTCATACTCTGATAGTTGCCAATCAATACTATCATACATTAATTCTTTAGTGACGTCTGCAATACCCTGTGCAATATCGTCTAATTCTTTCATTTTACTCATTATTTTTATATTTTTTGTATTCTTCTTGTGTTACCCATTTATCAATTTCTGATATAAATACCATTTCATCTCTAAATATTAATCCATTAAAGTTACCTTGTTCTAAAAATCTCATACTATATATTATTTAGTAATTCATCTTTGTCGAAACCTTGCTCTATTGCAAACTCTAGTGATCCTTCACCGAACTTTTCTTCGAACAACCGTTCTAATTCTTCTGTATTATTCATTGTAATAAGGTTTTAAGTAGTTAGTGTTATAATTAATTGATTTTGCTACATTTTGTCTGAATTGCCACTCGTTTTTTCTGTATTCATAGCTTTGACACCATTTTTTCGTTGCAGTTACTTGTGGTATTGTACCGTATTTGGCTTCATAGTCAAGACATTGCTGTAGTTTGGCTTGTATTAATTCAGGTTTGTAGTCTTTAAATTTATTCATATTCAATTATATTATCCGTTTTTGTTCGTGTCTAGTTTGTAAGTCACACCTGAGTTGTTATAGTTCCATATTGTAGTATAACTAGGTTTCTTACGTTTACTGTAGTTGCTTTTTTGTTCAACTCGGTATCTTTTGTTACCCATACCACTGCAAGGTCCGTGTACTTTAGCCATCTCATAGTGAGAATGAGCTCGTTGTTTTCTTTTTGCTTTGGTAAATGCGAGGAGTTCTTTCATCGTCTTACATACATAGTAGGTTTTATTTGTCATAGTGTTCAAGTATTTCTTCGACTGCATTACTGAAGTCATGGTGATCAATTGTTTCTTCTCTTAACATTTTAGCATGGAAGTGCAGTTCGTTAAGTAGTTCGCGTAGTGTTTTATCTAGTATCATAATGTAAATCCGCCGTTGTTAAGTAAGTTAGTTAAGTAGATTACTGTTCCGATAAAGATTGCAAGGTTGTACTTTTGTACTGTAGTCATTTCGTTATTATTTTTCATATTATTAATTTATTATATTATCCGTTAGTTGTCGTATTTAGTTTGTGAGTCTCGATTATACCTAGTACATCTTCTCTAGTTAGTTTATCTTCCATTTGCATACCTATTGCCCAAGTAAGATCATTTCCGTAATTATCTGTATATATCATTGTATTCGTTTTTTATCATTCCTTTTTCTCATCTATTCATTTTAATTTTATTTAGTTTGTTTATTAATTCACTTAGTATATTCAGTGTTAGTGTACTTTAATCTTTCGTCAAACCAATCTTGATTTACTATTTCATAAGTTAGAAAGTAGTTGAATATTTCATTTTCATTTTCTATGTTTTCAATAGTTCCACAGTAGTCTGGGTTTTCATTTAGGTTAGTAATTTCTTTTTGAATTCATTTTTAATTAGTGGTAAAGTTCTTAACATATTTCATATTATTTATTATTTGTTACACTTATATTATCCATTTAACTTCGTATTTAGTTTGTAAGTTTGTATAGAAATTATCTTACTCTATCGTATTTTGAAATTGGTATCATTTCAATTAACTTTCTCATTCTTTCACGAGATTTATCGGTAGGATTAAAGTTAGAGTGGAACTCATCTATTTGTTGTAATTCTAGGTATATTTCTTTTAAATTCATTTTATATTATTTTAATTTTAGTTGACACGGTGAGAATCGAACTCACAAAAACCGTTGTGTCATTTACTCATTCACATTTTTATACTTATAGAAACAAGTGGAACTTAAAGTAGGTAGTTTGTTTACTGTTGTAAATTTGTTTACAGATGTAACCCTTCACCTGTGTACCTGTAAAAGTGTGACATTAGGTACATAATGATTTAATAGTAGTTAGCTATTGTCACTGTTTTCAAGTAGTTTAATTCTTTCGATTACTACATTTCGAACATTACTTGGCATGTCAGTTGATTGAGACCAGTAACCTCTCTTTAACCAGCAAGGTAGAATGTTTAGTTTAGGTAACATTACTTTAAGAACCTCATCGTGATTGTAGGTTATTTGTTCATGTTTGTTATTGATGAAGGTAATGATTTGGTTTCTACCGTACCAAGACTTTCTTACAACAAAGTTATTGCGGTGAATCGGTGGGAAGATTTCAGTTAGTTCATCTTTACTTAGGTTAGTGATCGCATCGTTTAATTTTAATTTATTCATAATAGTTACATTTAATTTGTTATACACTTATATTATCCGAGATACTTCGTGTTTAGTCTGTATAATGCTATACAACTGTAAATCCATTTATAATATAAATAAACAATATGGGGGGTGGTGAAATATATTTGACTTTTATATAAGGTGTACGGGGTAAATACGGTAAAGTAACCCACAACCTCTATATGCGACGTTAGCTAATAAAGTATACTAGTAGCTACCTAATGTCTCACTATTAACTTATTGGCATTCTAAGTGATAATATAGGTATGGCACAAAAACTATCACCTACAGCACGCAGAGCGAAAGCAGCGAGAGATAAACGCTACGCAATGAGTGAGTGGGGCAAATATAAAAAAAGAACTGCACAAGCAAAGAAGTGTCCTAAGGGATACGACTACGACCACCGAACTAGTAAATGTATTAAATCTTCTCGAAATCGTGCTGGTGGGAAAAACGGAACTAAAAACGAAACAACCAGAAAACGATACGGTTACTAAAACATCACTAATGAGTAAAATACAAAACTACACAAACGATTCGCTTATAAAAGGGTCAGATAAAGTCCTAGGGTCTTCGTTTGAAAACAACTTATGGGTAACTAGAAATTACTCAATGAACAGTTTGGCATCATTCTTTGTCAACTATCTAAGCCAGAACGGTGTGAGTTACGATTTAGCATCAATGACAACAGACATTGACACTAATTCTACAAGCATCAGCACAATAACAACCCAGCAAAGCACAAACACTACAAGTATTGGCGCAAATAGCACTTACAGTACAAATTTAGCCGCTTCATTTGGAACAGCGGACGCAAACGGTAACGTAACGAGCTTTTCACAGGCTTTCGCGGATCAAGTTTTCAGTGTTACGGCATCGAATAGATTCGCTACAAGCACATACGCTAACAATTTAGCCTCATCTGTGGGTACATACGATGCAAACGGTAATTTACAGAGCATGTCACAGTCATTCGCAAACAGTGTAATGACAACAACAAACGACGCAACCTTTGCAACGAGCTCATTTGTCAATAATTTAGGCTCTAGCTTTGGTACAGTGGCATCTGACGGTACAGTAACCCTGTCTGTAAGCTTCGCGAATGAAGTTTTATCAACAACAACCACTGCGGATTTTGCTTCTACTACATATGTAAACAATTTAGGTAGTAGTTTTGGTACAGTGGCAGCAGATGGAACAGTTACACCCAGTATAGCGTTTGCAAATACTAGTCATGAGCCTTGAAACAGTCCACTGATTATGCAGAAGCTTCGGCAGTTACTAGTTTAGGGACTACAGTTGGAAACAATACATCAGCTATTTCAATAAATCAAATCTTCTATAAACGGTGTACGATCAAAATACGGTGTAACATTAGACACAAACGGCGCTTTAACTGGTTTTCAAATTATAAGTGGAGCAAATGCACAAAGTGATTTTATTGTAAACGCAGATAATTTTAAAATATACAGCTCAAATGGCGAATTAAGCCCATTTAGTGTTATAACAGACGGCAGCACGAGTAAAGTACAAATAAACGGTAACTTAAATGTGTCCGATACGGTCACAATTGAGGGTTCTGGAGATTTTTCTTCCGGTGATGGAAGTATTAACGATTTAAACGGTAGACCAACTGCTTTACTTATGAGAGCAGGCGCGGTAGCTGGAGATATTGGTTCAGTTTGTTTAGAAATGCAATCGGATTCAAGATGGCACCATGTTATAAAAACTACAGGCGGTACAGATGAAGACGGTAACTTTGATTTAAATGCAGAATACAGGTTAGGTAAATCACTTGTGGTAGGTAACGAAGGGGATAACTTTTCAAGAATAATGATGAAATTGAATGGTGCTGGATTAATAATACCAAACCAAACAGCCAATAGTGTAACGCCTTCACCAGACTACGCAAGCGGTATGAATATTATATTTAATAATAATAACGGCGGTAGGGATGGAGATTCTGGTAGGTTACATGTTAGCGAATATTATAAAACATTCTTTTTGGATATTCCATCAAATCCTTTAACTACAGGGACTTTTGCGGATATAACTTTTGCAATTAGAAAATATGTTCCCGCTGTGGTTGGCCCACCGGCTGTTGATGCTTATGAAACTAAGGTGGCTTGGATAGATAATTCAGATGATAGCTGGAACGCAAAGGGAGATGTTAACGGAACAGCTTTTAATATAACATCTGATTACAGGTTAAAAGAAGACTTCCAATCATTCAATGGTTTAAACATACTTAATAATATAAATGTATACGATTTTAAATGGAAAGATGTAGATGGAATTGAAGGTAAAAGAGCTTACGGTGTAAAAGCACACGAATTACAAGAGCAAATGCCTTCAGCGGTAACCGGCGAACACGATGGAAATAAAATGCAAAAAGTAGATTATTCTAAATTAGTGCCTATATTGGTAAAATCTATACAAGAATTACAAGCACAAGTACAACAATTACAAAATCCATAACATATGGCCAGAATAGAAAGTTACCAAAAAGATAATTCTTTACACGAAAAGGATAAACTTTTTGGATCATCTTACATATCTACAAATAACAGCACAGATCAATTTACTACAGGTAATTTTACCCTACAAGATCTTGCAGAATTTTTTGCTAATTACCAAATATCAGATAATCAGTTATATAATTTTGCCACAATAAGTCAGCAAGTCACAACAAATGTTTCTGATATAGAAGCTAACGCAACATATTCGTTGAACCTAGGGGCTAGCTTTGGTGCTGTAGATGATGATGGAAACTTAACATCACTTTCCCAGGCTTTTGCAAACCAAGTAATGACAGTTACAACTAATGCTCGATTTGCTGAATCAACTTATGCAGAAAACCTAGCTAGTACTTTTGGTACTTTTGACGCAGACGGTAACTTAACTTCACTTTCAGAAGCTTTTGCTAATAATGTAATGACTACCACAGCATCGGATAGATTTGCTACAACAACATCGGTAAATACATTAACAAGTACAGTTGAGGGCAAGCCGGATATATTTAGACAAGATGATGCTCCAGCTGTAACAAATGCCGTGGGATCAATATGGTACGATACGAATGATAATAATAAAGTCTACGTTTTATTAGCGGGAACACCAAATGTATGGACATTAACGTCAGATGACAGAATTATCACTAATTCTACATCTATTTCTAATGTTTCTCAGTCTGTTACAACATTATCTAACTCTTTAGGTGCGGAAGCTGAATTAATTGATGAATTACAGACGCAATTCACATTTGATACCGAGGGTGGTATAACAGGAACCGCAGATGCACTTGCAACAAGTATCACAACAGCGTCGTCCTCAGCAGCGGGTGCCGTAGCTACTGATCTTAATAAATTGGAGGCTGTATTTTCACAAGATTCTAATGGAGACGTAACTGGAATAACAGGCGTATTATCTACAGCTGTCACATCTAATGCTAACTCAGCGATAGCAAATGCAAGTTTAGCAACAGCCCAATCAGTTACAGATCTTACATCCACAGTAAATGGTAATACTGCTAGTATAAGTACCAACCAAAGTACTATTGCCACAGTAGAGGGATATACAGAATCAAGGTATTCATTAAAACTAGACGCAAATGGTTCTTTTGCTGGTATGTCTATACTTGCAAGTAATGGCACTACATCAGATCCTTTTTCAGAAATAAGATTTGTAGCAGATTCATTTAAGGTATACAATGGGGGTCAAGCTGATTTAACAGGAAGTTACGACGCGCCTTTCGAGGTTGTTGGGGGAGTTGTTAAAATAAAAAGTGCTAACATAGGAAATATTTCGTTTGGAGATTTAACTAATGTACCAGGAACATTCGTGAGCACAGTAATATATGCAGATGATGCCAGTGGTACAAATGCTTCTGTTTCAAAAGGCAATAATCAAAACTTTTTTGCTATAAAACAAGCAAGTACAGCCTGGACAGATGGGGACAGTGTAGCCGGATTAACATTTACACAAATGACAGGAAACACGGGAGCCACAGGTTCTGCAGGTGCAGATGGCGCAGACGGTGCAAATGGAGCAGATGGAGCAGATGGAGCAGATGGTGCAGACGGAGGAACCGGAGCCACCGGGGCTAGATCTTTTAGTAGATATTTATTTTATTCAACACCAACAACATCAGCGCCAACGTTTAATTCAAGTGGTATAACTTTTAGTTTTAGTAGTAATTCTTTTAGCAACCTGCCTACAGGATGGAGTGAAACAGCGCCTGTAGCCACACCAGGATCTGGTAGTAATAATTATTGGCATTTATCAGTTAGTGTTATAGAAGGCTCTACAAATACGATAACATTTGGTTCTGTAACTAGAATGTTTGGATTTAGTGGGCTAGTAACTTTTTCAGGAACAACAATAAACGGTGCTTTTGATTATACAGCAATTGACGGTAGTGCAATAACAACAGGCTCAATAGAAAGTGGAAACTATGTAGCATTATCGAATAGTGATTTTTCAAGCGCAGGAACTAAAATAAAATTATCAGATGGTGCTATTGAATCAAAAAACTTTTATGTAAAAGCAAATGGTGATGCTGGATTTTCCGGTATTATAACTTTAGGAAATACCAATTTAACAGAAAGCAATACACTAAATTCGAATACAGCCGCAAGTGATGTTTCGGGATTAGGAGGATTAGCAACAAAAGACACAATAGATGCTACTTCTGCGGATATTACAAATTTAGCAGCAGTTGCTACAAGTGGTAGTAAAGATGATGTAGGTTTAAATAATGTAGACAACACGTCCGACGCAACAATACTAGCTGGAAATTTAACAGGTACTGTTGACGGAGCGACGGTTGCAACTGTTAAAAGTGGGGCTGCAGCGGGCGCAACGGCCAACCAAGATAGCACATCAACAATAAGATCTGTAGGAGCAGCAACATCTGGTACAATAGCAGGTTGGAAATTAGATGCTAATAATATATATAGTGGCTCTACTCCAGATTCTTCTGGTTTTACCACAGGTGGTATGACTTTAAATAAAAATGGTTCAATACACGCTAAACAATTTTATATAGACACAAGCGGTAATGCGTTTTTTACAGGAGATATAACAGGGGCCAACGGTACATTTAATGGTGATTTAGAAGTTACTGGAACAGCTTTAATAAAAGGATCTGTATCTTCTGGTAATTTTATTGCCGCTAAGTTTAAAAACACAGACACTACCAATAACACAGGCGCGGGAATATCTCTAAATTCATCTAGCGATTACCATCATAGAATATTAATGACAGGTGGCAATACAGCTTCTTTACCAGATCAAGGCACTGTTTTTGATTTAAATGCTAGTTATCAATTAGGACAAGACGGGCAATATACCAAACAAATACTCAAAATGAATGGGGCCGGTATAATAATACCTAACCAAACAGCTAACGGTATAACAGCTTCTACTAATTATAGCGGGGGTATGAATATTATATTCAATGACAATAGCGGTGGCAGAACGGGTAGTTCGGGTAGATTACACGTAAATGAGTATTACAAAACATTTTTCTTAGATGTCCCCGGTGTCCAGGGGTCTGCTGGCCAGTGGCAAGATAAAGTTTTTGCAATGAGAGCACACAATGGAACAGGTGATCAAACTGTTTTTGATGTTGACACTAATAGAAAAATAACAACAGTGGGTGCTTTAGAAGTTGGGGGGAATTTCAACGGACAAAACGGATATTTTGCACAAGACTTAGGCGTCGGATTTAATTCTGGATCAATTGGGGGTAAAATACAATTAAGAAGGTCTAGTGCTGGTATTGGTATTAAAAACGATTACGGTACTGCAGGCAGCGGCACAATAGGTTTATTTGGTTATACAGCTTCTAATATGGATACAAGTAATGCGTATCATATGAACTTTCAAGCCGATGATGGTAATGGCGTGACTAACATGTTGCTTTGCGACCTTAATGGTAATTTAAGAAATTATTTTAATTCTTACGGTGGCTTTTCTGATGAAAGATTAAAAGAAAACATTACAGACGCTAGTCCTAAATTGGAAGATATTAAACAGCTGAAGGTTAAAAACTTTAATTTTATAGGAAATGAACTTAAACAAATAGGATTAATAGCGCAAGAGGTCGAACAAATATTTCCTGGTTTAGTTGAGGAAACAACAGACCCTGGCCCAAGTGGCGCCGAAGAAGAAGTCGCTTATAAATCTATTAAATACTCTGTATTAGTGCCAATGCTTATAAAAGCCATACAAGAATTAGAAGCTAGAGTCGCGACATTAGAAGGTTAAAATACCTAACAACCACGTGATTATAGTAACATAAGACCAAAACCAATGACTTATTTTTACAAAACCTATTCCTGGGGGAACAACAGTACTCAAGGAATATCCGAAGAAACCAGAACTCTTTGGGAGCACATCGCTAAAAAAGAAAACTGGCGAATTGTTCAACTACCTAATGGATTTTTTCAAGCCGAATACAAAGATCTAAGTGAAGAAGAAAAATGGATCGATGTCACAAGGCGTGAAACTTTAGAAAGCTGTGAGGCAGCGATTGATGGAAGCATTAGTCATTACTCTAAAAAGCTTGAGTTTTTAAAAGGACCCAAGGTAGTTAAAACCTTTAAATAACCACTTATACTAAAAAATTTAATTAAATGGAATATAATAACCCAAGTGAGATAGTAAAAGACCTTTCCTTTGGGAAGGATGCTAGAAATAAAATTATGCACGGGGTAGATAAATTGACAAGTGCAGTTAAGTCTACCCTTGGTGCTTCTGGAAAATGCGTTATATATGAAGACGCACTAGGAAGGCCGGTGATCACAAAAGATGGTGTAACCGTAGCGGAAAGCGTAGTCTTAATCGACCCGGTCGAAAATATTGGCGCAACTTTAATAAAAGAAGCAGCAAGAAATACAGTAAGAGAAGCGGGTGATGGCACAACAACAGCCACAGTGCTTGCTCATTCATTGCTGCATTTAGCCAATGATCACAAAGACGATAATAACATAAGAGATATTAAAAAAGGTATTTTAAGTGGCTTAAATAAAGTCAACAAATATCTTGATAAAAAAGCTATTGAAGTAAAAGACAATATGCTCGAAAGTGTTGCAGCAATTAGCTGTAATAATGATAAAGCTCTTGGTGGTGTTATATCGCAAGCTTACTCAAAAGTAGGTAAGGATGGTGTTGTCCTTATGGAGGAGTCTGAGACCCATGACACATACGTAAAATTCGTAGAGGGCACTAGGTTAGACTGCGGACTCAAGTCGCCACATTTTATAACAGATAAGGATAAAGGTAAAGCGGTACTAGAAAATCCGTACGTACTGATAGTTTCATCGCCAGTACCTAATATCCGTAAAATACAAAACGTATTGGAGTTTGTTATCAAATCGAAAAGAAGCTTACTGATCGTAGCAGGCGTAGAACAACAACCTATGGCAGCGTTGCTAGCAAACAAAGTCAAAGGTAATATAAAAGTAAATGTTGTGGATCTGCCTGGATTCGGTCCGACTAAACAAGATACAATTGAAGACCTTGCGATATTAACCGGAGCTAAAGTAATGAATGAAGAATTAGGAGATGATCTTGATTTAATTTCACCTGAAGTTTTAGGACAAGCTGTTTTATCAGTTACAGATGACAAGCATACTGTACTGCAAATAACTGACCAGGGTGTTGTGCTTGATGAACGAATAGAAACAGTTGAAAAGAAAGTTAGAGAAGAAAAAAATCCATTCTTTAAAAAGAAGTTGCAAGAAAGATTAGCAATGTTGAACGGCCAAGTGGCAATGATTAAAGTAGGTGCGGACTCTAAAGTTGAAATGAAAGAAAAGAAAGATAGAGTTGAGGATGCAATATATGCTACTAAAGCAGCGTTGCAAGAAGGTATTGTTCCAGGTGGTGGAGTAGCACTATTAAATGCTTCTCAAAAAATTAAACCTAACGGTTTGGGTGAGCAAATACTGTTAGAAGCAATTAAATCACCATACAAAACAATAATTGCTAATGCAAATTTACCTTATGCGGAATATCCTACGGCAGGAACTGGTATTGATGTTGCAAACGAAGCACCAGTTAGAATGGTTAATAAAGGAATTATTGATCCTGTGTTAGTGACTAAAACAGCATTGAAAAATGCAGTTAGTGTGGCTAATACAATATTTTCAGCGGATTGTGTAATTAACAATGTAAGAAGTTATGAAAGCAATTAATTACTACGTTGTAATAGAGAAAATTAAAGAAGCACCGAAGAAAGTAGGTGGCTTGGAACTCACTGAAGATCAAAATAAAGACGTTAGATATTTAAAAGGCAAAGTTATATCTGCTGGTAATCTAGTAGAAAATTTAAATAAAGATGATATAGTGCATTATGATAAGCATGCTGGCCACGGTATAGAATGGTCAGATAAATTGTACTATGTGTTGAAGTTGGGAGATATAGTATTAGTCGAATGAGATTAAGTGCTAACGACATAAGAAATTTAAATTTACTAAAATATTATAGGCTCATTCGAAAATGGGCCTGTAAAACTTATGGGCTAAAAGATGCTGATCTTGAATTACTAATCTATTTAGATTGCAAAGAACGATTTACACGTAATGATTTTATTGATGGCACCTACACCTACAGTTGGGATAAAGATAGGTGGGAAAGACTCAGAAGAGATGGGTGGATAGATGTATGGAGAGAGCGCAATAGGACAACAATAAAATACAGCATATATAAAACTTCTTTTAAATGTAAACAATTAATTACGAGAATATATCGTATAATGCTTGCAGAAGAAGATTTGCCAACAAGCGAAAGAAGTAAGTTTTATAATAATAAATCATATACAGATAAAGTTTACAATAAAGCAATTGATGATATGATTAAAGATAAAGATAGATAATGGGTTATAAAATGAAAAACAATATACCCGGTTTATTAGGTATAAATGAAAAGCATTCAACGCCTGACACTCCAGTTTTTGAAAAAGATTTAGGTGAATCTTGGGGCCATGCTGAAATGGATAGGACCATCACTATAAATAAAAATTTAAACGAGAAGCAAAAGGATCATGCAGTTGAGCATGAAAAACTACACATATTACAAATGCGAAGCGGTAGGTCCTGGTATGATAATAACAATATATACCATAAGCCAAAAAAAGATGAGCCTATACAAGTTTATAAAAGAGTGGGCAATAAAATGATCGTAAAGGGTAATGCGATGGATGTTGGGGATCCAAAAAACCCCGTAGAGAAAGAAGTGTATAGCATAACTAAAAAGTTTGCAACTAAAATAAATAAATAATTATGCCAAGTAAAAACGCTCCGTCAAGGAAAAAATCAAAAGGATATTACACTAAAGTAAATAAAAAAGGAGGCACTGGTTCAAAAGCCGGTGGTGGTATGTCTAAAAAAGGTGTGGCTAAATACAGAAGAGATAACCCAGGTAGTAAACTTAAAACAGCAGTCACAACACCTCCATCTAAATTAAAGAAAGGAAGTAAAGCTGCAAAAAGACGTAAATCATTTTGTGCAAGATCAAAAGGCTGGAAGTCTGAAAGAGGATTAGCAGCAAGAAGAAAATGGAATTGTTAATATGAAAAGTAGAGGTTTAGGAGACGACATACATAATTTTACAACAAAAACAGGAATCAAGGGATTCGTAGATAAAGTATCAAACGGGCTTAATATACCATGCGGCTGTGAAGGCAGACGTCAGGCTATGAACGCCCTATTTCCACATAAATATAAAAAATAAAAATCATGCCAGGAAAATCAAAAAAAGGTGGTGGCTTAGAGTCAAAACCAGCATACAATTTTAATCCAGGCCTTAACAGATAAACAAAAGTCATTAGGTAAATTAGATAACTAAGGTAAGAAATCAAATGGCGTTAGAAAAAATAGAGGTTACCAAATGAATTATAAAATGGTAAACAAGGAAGGTTTTAAAATGGCGGGTAATCCAGCTTATAAACTTGATCCAACTATTTCATTAACGGGGTTTGATCCTAAAAAAAAAATAAATTTTGATCCATCAAAACTTTCTGCTTTAAATATACCCAGCATAAATGATATTGTAAATTATGATAATGAAAGTATGAGTGTTTCAGATGTTAATATTAATGAAACATTTAGAACAAAAACATATGATGATATGAGAGCAGCGGGAGCTTCTGAAGAAGATATTATTAAAGCCAAAGCTTTTAATACAGAAAAATATGGCACAATTAATCCTACAGCCGCAGGAAAAACTAATAATCAAACACTAGATAGTTTTAATGCTGTAGTTAATTTGGCAAGCATCCCACAACCTGGTGCACCAGAAGTTAAAGGAGATGCATTTACTAGTTATGATAAAAGGCAAAGAGCAAGGGGAATTAAATTTGAGGAAAATTTAATAAGTAGAAAAGATAAAAAAGGAAAAAGACTTGGTGAAGTTATTGGTAAGTTAGAAGGTAAAGAAAAATTAAATAAAAAACAAGAAAGAAGACTTGCTAATTTAAAATCTAGACAAACAAAAAATACTAGAATAAAAGATAGGCTTGAGGATGTCAATAAGATTAGTAAAAAACAAGATTTACAAGGTATTAATCCTAGTGTTGGTAAAAAAGATAGAGTTATTTTAGAAGCGGGAAAACCTGGCTCCTCTACAACACCGTCAAAATTAGGTGGAATAAATGTTTCCGATAGTGAAAGAGTGGCATATGTAAAAAATAAATTAGGAAAACCGCAAATGAAGCCAATGCAACTTTCACCTAAGGCTATGAACTATTTTAGTAAAAAGAATAAAAAATAATGAAAAAATTATTTGCTAAATTATTTGGTGGCGCGGGATTAGATGTTGCAGATAAAATTGGTGGACTTGTAGATAAGTTTGTAAGAACTAAAGACGAAAAAGCTAACTTTGAAAAAGAAATGACTTTGATATTTAAAGAACACGAGTTATCATTAGAAAAAGAAATATCCGCAAGGCATAAAGCGGACATGTCTTCCGATTCATGGCTTTCTAAAAATATTCGGCCAATGATTACTTTATTCAGCTTAGCAATATACACATTATTTGCAATAGCTGATGGCAACATAGGCGAATTCAATTTACAAAATCAATACGTAGATCTTATGGGACAAATTTTATCTTATGCTTTAGGTTTTTATTTCACATCTAGAGGGTTAGAAAAGATTTCAACTATAGTAAAAAAATAAATTAAATGGCTAGAATAAGCACGTATATAAAAGATCCTGTCGTTACTAAAGACGATAAGGTTATAGGCTCTGATATAAGCGGAGCAACAAGAAATTATTCAATGGAAGACATTGCTAATTTTTTAAATACATCTAGTCTTATAAATGTTAACGGTCAATTAATATATAAATTTCAAATAGGTTCAACACCGCAACAAGGTAGTTTTACTGTAAATGGTGGGCAGCCTATTAATTTTTCAAATGTAACTTCAATTGATTTTTCACATATAAACACTAACGGGCAAAACATTCAACAGTATCTAGAATATTTTGATGGTTTGTTTGTAATGTTAACACAGGTTGATAATCAAAATAATTTTGGACAATATGCAATATCATCCATTACAGATTCAGGAAATGATTACTCAACAGTTGTATTAGGCTTTAGAGAAGGGAATGGTGCTTTAACACAAGATAAATATTATGCAATGTCTTTTTCACCAAAAGGGCAAACAGATAAAAATTTCACATCAAACAATATAAATTTTGTTGCAAATACTCCAATAACTATAAATCATAATTTATCAAAATTCCCAGCGGTTACTACAGTAGATTCAGCAGGGTCACATATAATAGGTGATGTACAACATATAACCAATAGCTCATTTATAATAACATTTAAAGCTTCTTTTCAAGGAAAAATTTACGCAAACTAAAAAACTATGGCACTTTCATATTTAACAGACATTAATTTAAACAAAAACGAATTACAGAATGCAGTAATTCAGAAATTATCCACAGACCCTTCTGCTGGGTTAACGGCAGGGTGGATTATATACAACACAACAGATAACCAGCTTAAGGTTTACGACGGATCTAATTGGACAAATGTAGGTGGTGATATAACCGGAATTGATATAACAGCTGGAACTGGGTTGTCAGGAACAGTAAGCACAAGTTCAGGTCAGCATACCCAAACAATAAATATTGCAGATACAGGGGTAACCGCAGCTTCATACGGTTCATCAACCGCAATACCAGTTATAACTGTAAACGCACAAGGACAAATTACAGCAGCAAGTACAGCCGCAATTAGCACAGATTTAACAATTGCAGCAGATTCTGGATCTAATGATATTGTATCAATTGGTACAGATACTTTAACATTTGCTGGTACTACAAATGAAATCGAAACAACCGTAAGTAATAATCAAATACAAATTGGTTTACCAGATGATGTAACTATTGGAAATGATTTAGTTGTATCTGGAAATTTAACAGTATCGGGTACGACTACAACGGTTAATACGGAAACAATAAATCTTGCTGATAACATTATTACTTTAAATAGTAACTATGCTGGATCTTCTCCAACTGAAAATGGTGGTATTGAAATTGAAAGAGGAACCGCTGATGATAATGTAGCGTTAAGGTGGAATGAAACAAGTGATACTTGGGAACTTACTAAAAATGGAACTGATTATTACGAAATACAAACAGTTGGTGAAAGTACATATTCAACATCAATTGGTAATGGTACAGACACTTCTTACACTGTAACGCACAATTTAGGTTCTCAGGATGTAATTGTGCAGCTTTATGATAATAGTTCATTAGACACAGTCTATGCAGACGTGGTGAGAACGTCTACATCAGTTGTAACAATTGATTTCAGTAGTAATTCGATACCGTCTACAAACGACATTAGAGTACTTATTACAAAAATAGGTTAATATAATTTTATAAATTCAATATGGCAAATCGTTTTCTTAGTGATATAAGAATCAACGACGCGTATACTTTTCCCGCGTCAGATGGTAGCAGTGGACAAGTTATCACGACTGATGGTTCTGGTAATTTATCTTTTGCAGAAGCGGGAACAAGCGATTCGGCTTCCGTAATTTACAGAGATAATTTTACTGGCGATGGGAGTACGGCGTCTTTTGATTTGCAAAATTCAATTACTGATGAAGATCAAACACAAATATACATAGATGGTGTTTATCAAGAAAAAGATTCGTATTCCGTATCGGGATCAACAATAACCTTTACAACTGCACCAATTAGTGGTCACAGTATAGAGGTTATTTCTATTTCGGCCATAAACACAGGACCTACGGTTATTTATCAAGATAACTTTACAGGCAACGGCTCAGCAACAGATTTTACGTTAGCGAATACTATAGACAATGAAGTTAAAACTTTAATATTTTTAAATGGTGTTTATCAATTTAAAAATACTTACAGTGTTGACGGAACTACACTTAGTTTTGACACAGCTCCAGTAAATGGGGTGGACATAGAGGTTATTAGTATTGCATCTGCATTACAAACAGACAGTTTGCAAGCTGGTTCTGTAATTGTGCCTGTAAAAAATACACATACCGCAAGTATAGCCAAAGGAACTCCGGTATACATTAGCGGTAACGTTGGTAATTCAGCAAGATTACAAATAGCGCCAGCAGATGCAAGCAATAGCGCTAAAATGCCAGCAGCAGGATTGTTATTAACTACACTTGCTGTAAATGCAGAAGGCTATGCAATTACAGGTGGCTATTTAAGAAACATTACAACAGACACAATTGATGGCACAAGCACAGCATCAAACGATACTGTATATGTAAAAGCTGGTGGTGGTTTAACAATGACAAAACCAACTGGCAGCAATTTAATCCAAAATATTGCTAAAATTGCAAGATCTTCTGGTGGCAATTCAGGTTCGTTATTAGTGTCATCAATACTTAGAACAAACGATATTCCTAATATTGCTAACGATAATTTTTGGCTAGGTAACTCTTCTAGCGTAGCAACAGCTACATCATTTCCAACAGAAGTTGGTAATTATTTAACAACAAACAGTTACGCAACAGAAAACTATGTAGATACAGAAGTTGCAGGGTTAGTTGCTTCGGCTCCTAGCAACGTTAGATACTTTAAACGAACTTGCGGCAGCATTAGGTGATGATCCTAATTTTGCTACAACTACGGCTACTAGCATTGGAACTAAATTGCCTTTGGCTGGTGGAACACTAACTGGAGCTTTATTAATACAACAATCAAGTACTAGTACTGGGTTTACAACTGAAAAAACAGGGGGTACAGGTTCATTTATTAATTTAAAAGACACTGCAGGTAGTGTTTTTATAGGAGGAGTTAATTCTGAATTTGTAATACAAACACCTAGTGGTAGTTATTCAAATAAATTAACAATCTCAAACTCAGGAAACGCAACTTTTGCAGGAGATATTACAATAGGAAATAATGCCAGTATAAAAAGCGTTGGTAGTGTTAGAATTGATATTGATGAAGATAATAATTCAACTACAAGAGCATTTCTTGTAAGAAATAACGGTGGTGCGAATACTTTGTTTAGAGTTCAAGAAGATGGTAGCGTAGGAATCGGAACTGATTCACCTGATTATCTGTTAGATATAGAAGGAGCTAGTCCTAGAATTAGAGTAAAAGAAACTAGTAGCAATACTTCTACTACTATGGTAGAAGTTGAAAATAGTGATGGTAGAGGCGCTATGCTTGGAGTTGGTGGTAGTGGTAGAAGTGATATTTTAACTAATAGGGGATATATTAATGCACAAACAGCATTAGATGGTTTGGCTATTGGAACAGAAGGAACAGACCCTGTTATTTTTTATACTCAAGGTTTATCTGCATCAAATGAAAGAATGCGTATTACAAGTGGAGGTAACATAGGTATAGGAACAGGTGCCGATGTTTATGGGGATTTACATTTAGAGGGTGGTCAGCAAGATATAGTATTAACAAACACTTCTGCTGATGGAGTCGCGGGTTTAACAATATCAAGAATTATAGGTCAAGCAAGGGGTTATAGTAATACCTCATCAGTCATGCAGTCGATTGATTTTGTAACTAATTCCTCTACTTGGTATAAAGGAGATATTGTATTTAAAACAAATAATACTGACGGTACAGATAGTACAGTAGCCGCTTCAGAAAGGATGCGTATAAAAGCTGATGGTAGTATTAATATAGGAGCTAGAAGAGCCGCTTTACCAAGCAATTTTGGTTACAGTGGATCTTATAAAGTATTAATACTAGGAAGTTCAGGAACAAATTACCAAACAGACGCAGTAACATTATCACTTGGTGTGGATGTAACAGGTAATCCGAGTGGTGCTTATAATGGAAACGGTAGGGAAATAATTATTAGAAACGAAGGAGCTTTTATATCTCCTAATACTGCTAATAATGGTTACAATACTATTTTGAGCTGGAATAGTTCTGGGCAACCATATTTTTCTCAAAACGTTGGGATAGGAACAACTGGCCCTAATGCTGATTTAGAAGTTAAGACACTTAGTGGGGGTGTTGGTGTAAACACATTAAGATTAAATACAAATTTTGCAAATGGAAATACTGTAGATATAAATCCTTTTATAAGTGGACTTAACAACGGGGGAATGGAAATTAAATTAGCGGGTTCTCAAAAACTTGTTATGCTTCCATCCGGAGACGTGGGGATCGGAACGGCTTCGCCTGAAAGTAAATTACACGTCTACAAAAATGCAGCAGCTAGTACAGTTGTAGAATTATTAAGATTAGATTGTGGAGAAAACAGCCATGCAGCAAGTAAGGGAGGAAGTATAGTTTGGAGAGATATAAACGTATATTCAAATACAGCAAGTATTACTGCTCAAAGAACTGGACTTGGTAGTAGTTCTTCATTACAATTTGGTTTAAGGGGTGGCGAAAAAATGCGTATAACATCTGCGGGGGATGTTTTAATAAATGCAACAGGAAGATACAACGGTTATCCAGCAAGTTTCATAACACAAACTTTAGCAAGTGGTTCTGGTGATTTTTGCCCTATTTTAGAATTAGTAGGGAATAGAAGTGCAGCTCAAGGCAATCAAAATGCAATGATACAATTCTTTAATAAAACATCAACAGCAGTTGAGGTTGGGAGAATTTCGTCTACACAAGGCTCAGCTACTAATAGTGGTGGTTTAACATTTCACGTTGCTAACGCAGGGTCACTTTCAACGGGGTTATCTATTGGGCAAACAGGTAGAATTATACTGCCAGGATTAGATGGAAAAACTCAAGTTCATCCGGATGTAAGTTACCGTACTACAGATGGTGAATTATTTTATCAAACATCTTCAGAAAGATATAAAACTGATATAGTAAATCTTGAAAATTCTTTAAATAAGGTTAACTCATTAAGACCTGTTAGATTTACAGATACAAATACTAACGAGCCTGGTTTTGGTTTGATAGCTGAAGAAACAAATGAAATAATTCCAGAGGTAGTATTTACTAAAGATGAACAAATTGAAGGAATAAGTTATTCTAATTTAGTTCCTTTCCTAATTAAATCAATACAAGAACTAAAAGCAGATAACGATAGCTTAAAAGCTAGGATAGAAACGTTAGAAAATAATTAATATGGCACAAACTAAAGTAAAACTTATATCAGACGGCGTAATAGTCCAGAGTAATTTACATGCTAGCCACGGTATAACTACCGCACATATTGGTGAGGGTAGCAATTTGTATTACACAGATGCTAGAGTAGGTTCTTACTTGTCTACAAATAGTTTTGCTACAGAAAGCTATGTAAGTACACAGATAACTAATTTAGTTGATTCGTCACCTGCAACTCTTAATACACTTAATGAATTAGCCGCTGCTCTTGGAGACGATCCAAACTTTGCAACAACTACAGCAACAAGTATCGGGTTAAAAGCTCCATTAGCATCACCTAGTTTTACAGGAAACTCAACTTTTGCAGGTCCTATATATTTACTAAACACAAGTGCAAGAATTAGTGCGGGTGGTAGCGGGGAGGTTGGGTTCAGATAATTATAACACCGGCGCAACTGGTAGTTTAGTCTGGTATGGAGGTGGAACTGCCTCTAAATTTAATGTGACAAGTGCTGGAAATGCAACTTTTGCAGGGCTTGTAAACATACCCGCTGCAGCAGATGGAACTAAATTTACAATAACATCTTCAGCAGGTTCAAATCATAACATTATAGAAATGGGTCAATTAGGCTCAGATGGATTTTTAGATGTATCAGCAGCAGGCGGTGGAGTAGTAAGTCATTTGTCAGGTTACACAGGATATGCAAGTTATTTTTTATCACAAGTAGGAATCGGAACGGCTTCGCCTACTAATGCAAAATTAGTAATTTCTGATACTGGCTCAAATAAAATATCTATTGATGGAGGAACTTCTCAAAACGGTATGAGATGGGAGGCGGTTGGGGGCGCTAATGGTTTTTATTTATTCAATGGTACTTTTGGTACCGCTGGATTTGGATTATACAATATAAACACAGCACAAGCATTACTTTGGATTCAAAACGGAGGAAACGTCGGGATTGGAACGACTTCGCCTTCATCAAAGCTGCAAATACAAGCAAATCAACACGCAACTAACCCTGGTGGTAAAAATTACACTGGATCTGCAATAAATGCTGATGGAGGAGATATAGCAACTGGAAAATTATTTTTGCAAGGTTATCAAAATACAGCAAATGACTTGTGTGGGTTTAACAATGAAGCAAACAGAGTTGTATTATATAATTACACAGATGGTAGGCATTTGCAGCTTTGGAATCATACTGGTGATACTTCTATACCTAATGGCAGCGTCGGGATCGGAACGACTTCGCCTAGCACTAAATTAGTAGTAGCACAAAGTAATGTAACGGAGCCAAGTGGTGTAGATGCTAATACAAGTATATTAATTAAGAACAATACTTGGTCAGGAATGACTTTACTTGCAACCTCAAGTACAGGAAGTTTTCTAACATTTGGAGATGAAAATGCAGGATTTGCAGGTAGAATACAATATATTCACTCTAATGATAATATGATTTTTGAAACTGCAGCAACAGAAAGAATGCGTATTCTTGGTGATGGAAGCCAAACACAAATAAAAGGTAAACACGGCGGTGGTGCAGATTTATTATTATATAATACAGATGTAACCCTTGCTACTGACCAAATGATAGGTAGGTTAGGTTTTTATAAAACTGATGGTAGTGGTTCTAATGTAGGGGTTTCAAGTTCAATACAAGCACGAGCTACTAATAGTGGGTCTGGTTCTTATATGAGTTTTCATACAGATGGTGAAACTCCTGCAACACAAGAAGCAGAAAGAATGCGTATTACAAGTAGCGGCAAAACTTTAATGGGTATTACAAGTGAGCAAAATGCTGGTAAATTACAAATGCAATCGGGTGGGTTTGAAAATGGTGGTACTTTAGATATTGTAACAGGTGGTTGGTATAGATATTATACCAGGGTATGCCATAATGCAACATCAGCCAGTACTGCGGGATATTGGCATATAAAAACAAACATAATAGTAAACACAAACGTGATGTTTATGGCTAAATTTTACGGCTATATATATGGATCAGCTCAAGTTTTAGACCTTACACACGCAGGATATGCTTATAGCGGCAGTAATAGTATTATAAATCAAGGTACAACAAATAACGGAAGTGACCCTAATGCTAGCAGCGCAATATACTCGTCTGCAACTGGCAATAAAGTAACTTTTAGAATTGCTTTTGGGACTGGTAGTACTTTTTCAACTTACTTTTGTGGGGTGATGATGGATATGGCATTTCCAGCTCCAGCTGGACAAGGTCATGATTTTGAAATTGAAGCACAAACGTTTAGCCAAAATACAACGGTATATTAAAATAAACAAATAAATAAATGGCAAATACTAAAGTAACAGGTGATTTAATAGCGAGCTCAACGATAGCTACAGGTAACATAGCGGATAACGCAGTTACTAGCGATAAAATAAGCGGGATTACAACAGCTCATATTACTGAAGGTGCTAACTTGTATTATACTGATGCTAGAGCAGATGCTAGAGCTGCTTTATTAGTTGATTCAGCGCCTAGTACTTTAAATACATTGAACAAATTAGCTGCGGCGTTGGGTGATGACCCTAATTTTGCTACAACAGTCACTAATTCAATAGCAACTAAATTGCCTCTTGCTGGGGGTACGTTAACTGGAGCACTGCAGGCTCAACCTTGGTTATTTAGACAAATGTCTAATCAAGTTGAATATCACGTGTTGGACAACGGAAACCTAAACGGGCCTAGCTGGAAATTTAGGTACGATGGCACTACGTCCAATAGATATGTTGATTTTGGATTTAAAGATGGCGCGGGTAATTATGTTTCCGGTTTAAAACTACATAATAACTCAACTGTATCTTGGAGAGGGGCTGATATAATAAATGGCAATGCTCAATGGGTAGGGGACATAAACACCTCAGCCTCTATACAAACTGGAGCAATTGAGGCTTCAGGAAATGTAACCGTAGGTAATAGTGGTAATATTAATATTCCAACTGCCTCTTCAGGAAATGCAAATTTACATTTTGATGGCACTGATTTTAAAATAACATCAAATTCATCTTCGGCTAATTTAAAGCTAGAAACAAATTCAACTACAAGATTAACTATAAATAACGCCGGAAATGTGACTTTAAATAGTGCAACTGATTTAGATTTTCAAGTAGCTGATTTTGCACAAATTAAATTTAGAGAATCTGGCGCTATAATGATTGATTCAGACAATAACCAATCAAGTAGAAACTTTTCTATAAAAGATGGTGATGGAACAAATTTATTACTAATTACAGATACTGGAAATGCAACTTTTGCAGGTGAAGTATCTTTAAAATCAAGATTGAATTTACAGAGGTCAAGTGGTGGTGCAACAACTTTAATACAATTTAAAAATGAAAATGGTGTAGATAGGGCACATATTGATTTTGGGGGGACAAATGAAGAATTAAGTTTTTTTTCAGGTTCAGGTGGCTCAGAACATATGCGTATAGACGGTTCTGGAAACGTAGGAATTAATAATACAAACCCTTCAGCTTTTAATTCACTTGGGGGATTACAAACAGTTATAGGAAATGGAAGTGCAAATGCTAATTTAACTTTATATGGTGCATCTACAGATTATTCTCACGTTGCTTTTGCTGATTCAAGTACTTCAAGTTCAAGTGCTCAATACGCAGGATTATTACAATATTATCACGTTGACAATAGTTTAAGAATTTATACTAATTCAATAGAAAGAATGCGCATTACAAGCGGTGGAGATATTCAAGTTCAAGGGGGAGATATATTTTTAAACAGTGGAACAAATTATAATGACAAAGGTGTTGTTTATTTATCTAATGAAAGAACAGCAATAATTTCTGATATTGTAAATGCAACTGCTAATGGGGACACAAGTTTAGATTTTCAAACAAGAAAAGGTGGAACGAGAGCTTCGGCTATGTATATTGATGAATTTAGAAACGTAGGAATCGGGACGACATCACCTAATTTTAAATTAAATGTTCATCGTTCTGATTCTACAAATACTACTATTGGAATAACTAATTCATCAACTGGGGATGCAAGATTGTATTTTGACGCCTCAAATGGCGATGGGGCTGGTAGTGATTATATGCAAATGGGGCAACAGAATGATCTATCAGGATTTATACAAATGGAACAAAGTGCAGGTTCGTTTAATATTAAAACTGGTCCAGGTGGCTCTGATAGATTAACTGTTTTGCAAGGCGGCAACGTAGGAATTGGAACGACTTCGCCTAATAATGGTAAACTAGAAGTTCAGCAAACCGCAATAACTCCTGCTCTATGGGTACAAACAGGAGGAACAACTGATACTTATTATATAGCAGATTTTAGAACAGGAACTAATGCTTCTGCTCTTGCTATAAAAGGTAATGGAAGAGTAGGCGTGGGAGAATCATCCCCAGCGGAAAAATTAGAAGTAAACGGTAATATAAAAGCTGGTGATACAACCGGTAAATTTTTTACCAATGTATATACAGCTACCACAGCCTCTACTGCTGATACGTTTTCTAGTAGTGGCCCTGGTGTATGGGAATATATAATAAAAATGAATCCAAACCCAGCCGGCTCGGGGTCATATACAGATTTTTATTATGGCAAATTAGGTATAGGTACAGGGTGGAATGGTAACGTAACAGATTACATTTGGTATCAAGAAGATCAAACAGCACCTAGAACTCTTTATCCTTCTGGTGGAGGTAATAAAACAATATCTTTTGTTATGGTTAGTGGAGGATCGGAAGTTACAAGTGTATCTCATGGAACAACTGTTACTATTAGAGTAAAAGGTTTTGGTGGTAATTCATATAATCAAAATATATCTATATTTTTCAGAAGGCTAGCATAAATAAATAAATAAATAAATAAATAAAAATGGCAATAACTTACAAATGGACAATTAATGCGTTAGACGCAAAAATTTCCCACGATAGCAAAGATAATGTTATCAACACAATTCACTGGGGATATTCAGCCTCAGAAGAACATGAAGCTGGTATGTATACGGCTTCATCTATAGGAACTCATCCCGTAGAATACGATGCAGACAACTTCACGGAATACGACAGTATACAAGAGGCTGATGTGATTGGTTGGTTAGAAAACGGGTTAGATGTAGACAGTATGAAAGCTAGTTTAGATTCACAAATTGAATTATTAAAGGCTCCAGTAAACATAACATTCCAAGTGCCTTTTGCTCCGTCTGCTGAAGAATAATTAGAAATCAAGTAAAACAAGTGATAATAAATTATAACCCAAACAATTAAATTAAATTTAAAAAAAATTAAAATTATGGAAAACCAAAAACAAAAAATTACACCAGAACAATTAGAAGAATTACAAGGATTTGTAGGTAAGCTTAATAACGCTGCCTCGCAAATAGGTAACTTAGAATTAAAGAAACATCAGCTTAACCACGCTGCAGCAGAAGTTCAACAAGATTTGAATAAGTTGCAAGCTAAGCTAGAAGAGAAGTACGGCAAAATACAAATTAACATTGAAGACGGATCGTACGAGCCAATCAAAGAAGAAGATGAGTCTAGTTCGTAAAATAAGTATAGGTAGAGACTATAAGAACGACGCTATGCATTATGCGGTAGGCCAAGAAGTATATGGTGGCCATACAATATGCGACATAGTAGAAGGTGACGATAAGTTTTCTATTTATATTAAAAAAAAGAACGAAGTATTACCGTGGAAAGATTTTAATAAAAACATGGCCATAGCCGTGGAATACAACCTAGAATATTAATGCAAAGTTTATTTAACTTTATAGTTAAACCTAAAAACGAAAGATACGATAATAAAAAATATATTGATGGTCAGGAACTACTGTTAAACACAGAAATTTCTGATCACCGATATGTTAGTCGTAACGGTATAGTGACAGCAATACCTAAGTCACAGGAAACTGAAATACAAATTGATGATGAAGTTATTGTGCACCATAATGTTTTTAGAAGATGGTATGATGTAAGAGGTGTTGAAAAAAACAGCAGAAGCTACTATAAAGAAGATAAATACTTTATAACATCAGACCAAATATTTTTATACAAACGAAACAAAAATTGGCAAGCGCCTAAAGGATTTTGTTTTGTTAAACCAATTGAATCAAATAATATTATAGAAAAAGAAATGCCACTACGTGGTATTATAAAGTATGTTGATAAAGAACTTAAAGATATACAAAAAGAAGATTTAGTTGGTTTTACACCAAGCAGTGAATACGAATTTATTGTTGATGGTGAAAGATTGTATAGAGTACCAACTAATTCAATATCTATTAAGTATGAACGTAAAGGAACAGAAAGAGAATATAATCCAAGCTGGCTATGATGCAGTTAAAGAACTTGTTAAAGTTGCAAAAGAACCGATTGTTGAAACTGATGATGATGTTTCAGCCGATCGACTCAAGAACGCTGCAGCCACTAAAAAGCTCGCAATATTCGATGCATTTGAGATTCTAAATAGAATTGAAATTGAAAAAGCATTGCTTGAAGGAAGAAATATAGAAGAGAAACCAGAGTCATTCAAAGGCTTTGCTGAAAGAAGGTCTAAGTAATGTACGAGCAGTCATTATATCGCGTTATAGAGCCTATAAAAATCAATACGATTAAAAGGCTTAATAAAACAAAAAAGTGGAAATACGGTTATAATAAAGAGCATGATGTAGTTGTTATAAGTAAAACCGGGCAGATAGGAGATGTGTATAGCATACAGAATTTAAAAATAGCATTACCTAAACAACCAAAAGAAATTTTTAATAGTAATAATAAATGGGAAGCACAAGAGTATCCCAAAGAGTTACAAAAATTAAAAACAATATTTGATTGGAAGGATTTACCAAGTAATTTTAAAGACAAGTGGAATGTTTACATTGATAGAGAATTTACCAAACGCGAAGAAGGTTATTGGTTTTATAACAAAGGCAACCCTACTTATATCACTGGGTCTCATTATATGTACTTGCAATGGACCAAGATTGATGTTGGGAAACCAGATTTTAGGGAAGCAAACAGATTATTCTTTTTATTCTGGGAAGCTTGCAAAGCAGACACAAGATGTTATGGAATGTGCTACCTTAAAAACAGACGGTCTGGTTTTTCATTCATGGCATCATCAGAAACTGTTAACCAAGCTACCATCTCTTCCGACTCTAGGTTTGGTATCTTGTCAAAATCAGGGGGTGATGCAAAAAAAATGTTCACAGATAAAGTTGTACCAATATCCGTTAACTACCCATTCTTTTTTAAACCAATACAAGACGGAATGGATAGACCAAAAACGGAATTGGCATATCGTGTTCCCGCAAGTAAGTTCACAAAGAAAAGTATTATTACAAACCAAAGAAACGAAGAGCTTGCTGGATTAGATACAACTATTGATTGGAAAAATACAGGTGATAACAGTTATGACGGGGAGAAGTTAGCATTACTAGTGCATGACGAAGCGGGAAAATGGGAAAGACCTGAAAACATATTAAACAACTGGCGTGTAACTAAAACTACATTAAGGTTAGGTTCAAGAGTAATTGGTAAGTGTATGATGGGTTCAACAAGCAACTCATTAGACAAAGGTGGTGAAAACTTTAAAAAATTATACAATGACTCAAATGTTACAAAACGAAACCGTAATGGGCAGACTCGCTCAGGATTATATAGTTTGTTCATACCTATGGAATGGAACTTCGAAGGATTCATTGATTCTTATGGAATACCTGTATTCGACACTCCCGAAGAGCCAGTTAAAGACAACTATGAGGAATACATTGACGTCGGGGTTATTGACCACTGGGAAAATGAAGTTGAAGGTTTAAAAGGAGATCAAGACGGTTTAAATGAATTTTATCGTCAATTTCCAAGAACTGAGGAGCACGCTTTCAGAGATGAAACTAAAAATAGTATATTTAATCTTGCTAAGATCTACGAGCAAATTGATTTTAACGACGACGCTACTGCGGCAGTTAATGTCACCACTGGATCTTTTTCTTGGCAAAATGGAGTTAAAGACACAAAAGTGCAATTTACACCAAATCCCAATGGAAGATTTAAAGTGAGTTGGGTGCCAAGTTTAAATTTACAAAATAGCATTATAAATAAAAATGGGTTTAAATATCCTGGAAACGAACATATGGGTGCGTTTGGATGTGATAGCTACGACATATCGGGTACAACCGATGGCAAAGGTTCTAAAGGATCTTTACATGGCCTTACTAAGTTTAGTATGGAAGATGCGCCACCAAACCGATTTTTTTTAGAATACATAGCTAGGCCACAAACCGCAGAAATGTTTTTTGAAGATGTTTTAATGGCATTAGTATTTTATGGCATGCCGTTATTATGTGAAAATAATAAACCTCGATTGTTATATTATTTAAAAAGAAGAGGATATAGAGGCTATTCAATGAATAGACCAGATAGAGCTTGGAATAAATTATCAACTACAGAAAAAGAAATAGGTGGTATACCAAACTCAAGTGAAGATATAAGGCAAGCGCACGCTGCCGCAATAGAAACGTATATAAATTCCCACGTTGGGATTAAATCCGACGGAACTTATGGTGATGTATATTTTAATACTACATTAAACGATTGGGCTAAGTTTGACATAAACAAAAGAACAAAGTTTGATGCAGCAATAAGTTCAGGATTAGCAATTATGGCATGCAACAGGCATTTATACCGCCCTCATGCCGAAAAACAAAAATCAAAAGTTAATATTAACTTTTCTCGATACGAAAATAAAGGAACTTTATCAAAAATAATAAAATAAAACTATGGCTGAGTCCGTTTTAAAAAGTTACTTCCCAAGCCAAACAGCTAGCGACGACGAAAAACTATCACAAGATTATGGTCTGAAGGTAGCTAGAGCTATAGAAAATGAGTGGTTTAAAAAAGACAGAGGAGTCAACAGATTCTTTGTAAATCAAAACCAATATCATAAATTAAGATTGTATGCAAGGGGAGAACAAAGCATACAGAAATATAAAGATGAATTATCGATTAATGGTGATTTATCGTATTTAAATTTAGATTGGAAGCCAGTTCCTATTATACCTAAGTTTGTAGACATAGTTGTAAATGGCATTGCAGAAAGAACATACGATATAAAAGCATTCTCACAAGACCCTAACGGAGTTAATAAAAGAACGCAATATATGGAGAGTATACTGGCTGACATGCGTACTAGAGAATTTAGTGATTACGTACAAGAAGAATTTGGGGTGAATATATACAATAACGCTCCCGAAATTTTACCTGAAAATGAGGAGGAGTTACAATTACACATGCAGCTTGATTACAAACAAGCTATAGAAATAGCAGAAGAGCAAGCGATACAAACTGTATTTAATCAAAATAGTTATGAAAATACAAAGAAAAGATTATTTTATGATTTAACAGTACTGGGTATTGGATGTGTTAAAAATAATTTTACACAATCTGAAGGCATTAAAATTGAGTATGTTGATCCTGCTAATATAGTACATTCGTATTCTGAATCACCGTATTTTGATGACATATATTATGTTGGTGAAATAAAAAATATAAATATTAACGATCTTAAAATGCAATTTCCGAATCTTACAGATGAAGATTTGAAAAAAATCACAGATCAAGGCAGCCAAGATTACAATACTTATAATAAATATAATACACAAATAAATAATAAAGACAATAACTCAGTTCAGATTATGTACTTTAATTACAAAACGTACATGAATGAAGTTTATAAAGTAAAACAGACGTCTACTGGTGCTGAAAAAATTATTAAAAAGTCGGATGCATTTATGGCCACACCTATTGAAGGTGAATTAAGGTTTGAACGCATTGCTAAAAACATAGAAGTATTATATGAGGGCGTATTTATTCCAGGATCAAATATATTATTAGAGTGGAAGCTTGCAGATAATATGCTCAGAGAAAAGAGTGATGTTAATAAAGTTAAATTAAATTACTCATTAGTAGCGCCAAGAATGTACAATGGTAGAATTGAATCTTTAGTTAGTAGAGTTACAGGTTTTGCTGACATGATACAATTAACGCATTTAAAAATACAACAAGTACTTTCAAGAATGGTACCAGACGGTGTGTATTTAGACGCTGATGGGCTAGCCGAAATTGATTTAGGTAACGGTACAAATTATAATCCGCAAGAAGCATTAAATATGTTTTTTCAAACAGGTTCTGTTATTGGAAGATCATTCACAGCTGAAGGGGATATGAACCCAGGCAAAGTACCTATTCAAGAAATAAGTAATAATGCAGGGGCAAATAAATTAGCACAGTTAATCAGTACATATAATTATTATATGCAAATGATTAGAGATGCTACTGGATTGAATGAAGCAAGGGACGGAAGCACACCTGATAAAAACGCTTTAGTTGGAGTTCAAAAGCTTGCTGCTGCGAATAGTAACACAGCTACAAGACATATATTACAATCTGGGTTATTTTTAACAGCAGAAACTGCAGAAAAAATATCATTAAGAATATCCGATGTGCTAGAATATTCTCCAACAAGAAACGCATTTATACAAAGCATTGGTGCACACAACGTTGCGACATTGCAAGAATTAACCGAGTTACATCTTTACGATTTTGGTATATTTTTAGAATTATCTCCGGATGAAGAAGAAAAACAGATGCTTGAAAATAACATTCAAGTTGCTATTGGCCAGCAAAATATTAATTTAGATGATGCTATTGATATTAGGCAAATTAAAAATATTAAATTAGCTAATCAACTTTTAAAGCTAAAAAGAAAAAAGAAATTAGAAAAAGATCAGCAAATGCAGCAGCAGAACATACAAGCCCAGGCGCAAGCTAACGCCCAGGCCCAACAAGTTGCAGCACAGGCTGAAGTTCAAAAACAACAAGCATTAACCCAAAGCAAAATTCAACTGGAGTCAGCGAAAAGTCAAATGGAATTGTCCAAATTAAAAGCTGAAAAAGAAATGAAAAAAGAGTTAATGCAGTTAGAATTCCAAATGAATATGCAATTGCAAGGTATGGCGCAACAAGCAACAAGCCAGCAATTACAAATAAAAGAAGACGCGAAAGCGCAAAAACAAACCGCTAAACCCTTTGAATCATCGGGTAATGATATATTAAGTGGCGGATTTGGCTTAGGTGCATTTGAACCTAAGTAATATATAATGTATAATCATATAATATTTTATCATGTCAGAAACAGTAAAAGTAAAAGTTTTAGATGCTGAAGAGCCATCTATACAAGAAAAAGAAGAAATTGTACAAAAGAACGCTGGGTTCGATGAAGAATCAGGCGTGTACAAGGTGGATCTTTCAAAACCACCAGTAACTGAAGAGCAACCTAAAGAAGAAACAGATGCCGTTCAAGAGCAAAGCGCAGATGAGGTTCCTGTACAAGACGAACCCGAAACTAGCGAAAAAGTGGTCGAAGAAATACAAGACAAAGAACCTGCCGGAGAAAGTGATGCAGATGTGCGGGATACACAAGAAGAAGAGGTAGTATTAGAAGAGTTAACAGACGAACAACCTAACGAATCAACTAGTGTTGAAGAAGAACCGGTTGAAAAAGTTGTTGAGGTTGAAAAAGCTGAAGTTAAAGAAGAAATAGAGTATCCTGAAAATATTCAAGACTTGGTTAAGTTTATGAATGAAACAGGAGGAACTTTGGAAGATTATGTAGCGTTAAATAAAGATTATGAGAAATTTGAAGACATGTCTTTGCTACATGAGTATTACACTAAATCTAAACCTCATTTATCCGCAGATGAAATTAACTTCTTGATAGAAGATAAATTTTCATTTGATGAAGAAATAGATGAGCCTAAAGATATTAAAAGAAAAAAATTAGCTTTTAAAGAGGAAGTTGCGCAAGCAAAAAACCATCTTGAATCACAAAAGTCTAGTTACTATAAAGAAATTAAAGCTGGATCAAGGTTAACACCTGAACAGCAAAAAGCAATGGACTTTTTCAATAGATACAATGAAGAAAGTGCAGAGCAAGAAAAAACAACACAATCTCAAAGAGAAGTGTTCGACAATAAAACTAAATCTTTTTTCAATAACCAATTCAAAGGTTTTGAATACAGTGTTGGCGACAAAAGATATAGATTTAACGTCAAAAATGTGAACGAGGTTAAAAATACTCAAAGCGACATCAATAATTTTGTCAAGAGGTTCTTGAATGAAAAAAATGAAATGAACGACGCTGCCGGTTATCATAAGTCTTTGTTTACTGCGATGAATGCCGACGCAATTGCAAATCACTTTTATGAGCAAGGTAAATCAGACGCTATTAAAGAGTCTGTTAAATCTGCAAAAAACATCAAAATGGATCCTAGATCCAGCCATCAAGAAATTGAGGTAGGTGGTATGAAAGCGAAAGTAATTAGTGGAGACAGTGCATCGGGTTTAAAATTAAAACTTAAAAATTATTAAAAATTATTAAAAATGGCAAACAACAATGTAGCGTTTAGCGGCCCAGCGGCTGCTAGTATAATTAGCCCAAGTGCAGTAAAATCAGCACTCGCGTCTAATTACTTAAATTTTCATGGTGCAGGTGGATCTAACTGGTCTCAGCAATATTTACCTGAACTATATGAACAAGAAGTAGAAAGATATGGAAATAGAACTGTATCTTCTTTCTTAAGAATGGTAGGTGCAGAAATGCCTATGGCTTCTGATCAAGTTATTTGGTCTGAGCAAGGTAGATTACACCTAGCATACAACGCGGTTGTAGACTGTACAGATGGTTCTGTAGGTACAATCACGGGTATTGATTCAGGTGCAGCTGAGGCTCACGCTGTAAGAAAAGGAGCAACTATCGTAGCTTCTATTACAGGTAACTCAAGTGCAGCAACTGAAGTAGTAAAATGTTATGTAACAGCTGGTATTGAAGCTTCAACTTCTGCGTTAACTATCAAGCCTTACGGCGGAGCTAACTTAGAGGATATTGGATCTTTAATGTAAACGGTTCTGACACTGCTCAGATCGGTTGGGTAGAAGTTGCTACTGAAGATGGAACTGGTGGATACTTATGGTATTTAAAAGCTGAGTCTGAAACAAGACTTAGATTTGAAGATTACTTAGAAATGGCAATGGTTGAAGGTGAACTTAATTCAGCTGGTGTTGTGCCTGCTGCTCAAGGTGGTACTCAAGGTTTATTTGCTGCTATCCAAGATAGAGGTAACGTAGAAGTAGGATTTACTGCTGCTGCTGGGTTAGACGCTTTTGATGCAATTCTTAAAAACTTAGATACTCAAGGAGCTATTGAAGAAAACATGTTATTCTTGAACAGATCTACTCTCTTGATTTTGACGATATGTTAGCTTCTATTTCTGGTGGATTCGCTGGAGGTACTGCTTTTGGATTATTTGAAAACTCTGAAGAAATGGCTTTAAACTTAGGTTTCTCTGGTTTCAGAAGAGGTTCTTATGACTTCTACAAAACTGACTGGAAATACTTAAACGATGCTTCTACTCGTGGAGGATTAGTTGGACCTGCAATCTATTGAAGGTGTATTAGTACCAGCTGGAACTTCTACAGTATACGATCAAATCTTAGGAACAAACATTAGAAGACCATTCTTACACGTACGTTATAGAGCTTCACAAGCTGATGACAGAAGAATGAAGTCTTGGTTAACTGGTTCTGTAGGTGGTGCTTTCACTTCATCTTTAGATGCAATGGAAGTAAACTTCTTATCAGAAAGATGTTTAGTAACTCAAGCTGCTAATAACTTTGTATTATTCAAAGGAATCTAATTGATTCAACAAATGTAATTCTTACCCTCGTTGTAACTACGGGGGTAATTATTACTCTTATAAATTATTTAATTATATTATATCATGGCAAAACAAAAAAGATAGGGTTTATGAATTAAAACTAAATAAAACACCTATTGTATACATATTAAAAAGCAGAGGATTAATGTGGTTTGACGAAGAAATGGGGTATGAAAGAGAAATTAAATATTGTGAAAATCAAAAAACAGTATTTCAAGACGCAATGAAAGGTCCAGAAAGACTGAGTCATATTATTTTTAGAGATGGGCAATTGTATGTCCCAAAAGAAAAACAAATATTACAAAAATTTCTTTCATTATATCACCCTTGGAATGGTTCTAAATTTATAGAATACAATCCAGTACAAATAGCTGAAAATGATATTGATTATCTTGAATCTGAAATTGAAGCATTAAATGCAGCTCAAGCTATTGAAATTGATCATGCAGAAGCAATAATGAGAACAGAATTGGGATCTAAAGTATCTAAGATGACTTCTAAGGAGCTTAAAAGAGATTTATTACTATTTGCTCGAAGTAACCCAAAATTATTCTTAGAATTGGCAAATGACGATAATATTAATATTAGAAATATTGGTATTAAAGCTGTTGAAATGAAGATTATTAAAATTATCAAATGATCAAAGAACATTTACTTGGGGATCAACCGGTAGAAAATTAATTACAGTTCCATTTGATGAAAATCCATATTCAGCTTTAGCAGCATACTTTAAAACTGATGAAGGTATTGAAGTATATCAAACTATTGAAAAGAAATTAAAGTAAGCAATTGTAGGTAAGGGCCTACTATTGTGGGCCTTTAACCTATAATAAACATATAATGAGCGTAAACGTAAACACAGTATACCAAAGAGTATTAGCTATAACAAACAAAGAGCAACGAGGTTATATTACGCCTCAGGAATTTAATTATCTTGCAAATCAAGCTCAGATGGATATATTTGAGCAGTATTTTTATGACATTAATCAGTTTAGTAGAATACCCGGTAATGATACTGAGTATTCTGATATGCTGGATATGTTAGAAAAAAAATTAAGTTTATTTGAAAAAACAAATCAAACTGTAACAAGCGGAACAACTCTACCAAGCGATCTATATAGGTTAGGTAGTGTTATCTTCAACAATGCTGTAGCTGAACTTGTTAGCCAAAAAGACTGGCTGTACATAAAATCTTCTCCTTTAGCTCAGCCCACAAATGATTTTCCAGTATATACTAAAGACGTAGAAGGTATAGAGGTATATGGTAAAAACAATAGTGGAAGCATTGAACAAAAAACATCAAACGTTACTTGTAATTATACAAAGATACCTAATGAAGTTTCATGGGGTTATAATTCCGTAACTGGTACCTACGATGCAAGCAACTCTGTTGATTTTGAATTGCATAATTCTGAAGAAACAGATTTAGTTATAAAAATATTAGCATTAGCGGGAGTAATACTTAAAGATAATTCTTTATACGGTATTGCAAGCGGTGAAGATGTTAAAAGTATTCAACAAGAAAAATCATAATAAATGGGATTAATTAATCAAACACAACAAGCATATTACGAAGGCAACGATTTTGGAGGCTATCAGTTTATATCACTAAAAGATATTGTAAATAATTTTATGCTATCTTATGTTGGTGAGGAAAAAATAATTCCTAAAATTAAAAGAAATAATATTAGTTTTTATGCTCAAAGAGCATTACAAGAATTAAGTTACGACACTTTTAGAATTGAGAAGTCTCAAGAAAATTGAAATTCCACCCACTTTGGCAATGGTTTTACCACAAGATTACGTAAATTATGTTAAAGTAAGCTGGACAGATACAAGTGGCGTTGAGCACCCCTGTATATCCTACAACAAGTACTAGTAATCCAGAAGCAATATTACAAGACGACCAATATAATTATACGTTTGATGCAGATGGCAACTTATTAAAAGCTAATGAGTCTGAAACGTGGTCCAAATACAAACAACAAAATACTGATACTGACGTTGTAAATGATTTTTATTTAGAAGATAATAGAAGCTTTCAAACATTAAATGGACAAAGATACGGTTCGGACCCTCAGCATATGAATTCAAATGGTTCTTTTTATATAGATCCATTAAAATCTAGAATACATTTTTCTGGTAATTTAACAGATAAAATTGTAACATTAAAATACATAAGCGATGGCTTAGGAACAGACGCTGAAATGAAAGTGCATAAGTTAGCGGAAGAAGCAATGTACAAGTGTATAGCATATTATGTATTAGAATCAAGAGCAAATACTCCCGAGTATTTAGTTATGAGATATAGAAAAGATAAGTTTGCTTCAGTTAGAAAAGCAAAACTTAGGTTATCAAACATAAAACTTTCCGAGCTTACACAAACATTAAGAGGTAAATCAAAACATCTAAAACACTAGAATATGCCTGAAATCAAAAACGCTTTCATAAAAGGTAAAATGAATAAAGACCTTGATGAGAGATTAGTTCCTAATGGTGAATATAGAGATGCATTAAACATTGACGTTGATTATTCAGAGGGCAGTGATGCTGGTGCATTAAAAAATGTTTTAGGCAATATCGCAGTAGGCTCAATTCCAGGAAGCGGGGAAGATATTATTTCTACGGGGTATTGCATTGGAAACGTTAAGGATACTAAAGAAAATAAAATATATTGGTTAATACAAGATAATTTATTCACACACCCTATAAACGGAACATATGAAAATAGAGATATAATAGCCGAATATGATATTGAAACAAACACTTTATCACCTGTATTAATAGATTTCGAGGCTAATGCATTAAACTTTAATAGATCATTTTTAGTTACCGGCATAAATATATTAGACGGTGTATTGTACTTTACAGATGGTTTAAATGAGCCTAAACAAATCGATGTTGAATACTGGAAGACTCAAACTTCAAATTTTTATACCGACACAACAGGACTAACGGAAGAAAGAATTACTGTTATTAAAAAATCACCACTACAAGCGCCAACTTTAGATATGGACAGCTCTACAAGGGGTGGGAATGGAACACAAGGAAATACAAATGTTTATGTTAATTTAAATTTATCTGACGGCGGCGGCCAAGCTACTGCTCTTGATAATTCTTTAGATTCTGGTGATGATATAGTAGGCACATTTTCTTTATCGCCAAACTATAAGCCAGGAGATATAATTATATTAACGCACTCGTTTACAGATCCTGCTAGCAACGAAGAAACCAAACTTGAGGCTAGAATATTATTAAAATCTACTTATACAGTACAAGCTACATTTTTTCAATCAGAACTTTTAACAATAAGTGAAACTGTGCCAGGCGGTATTGTTCAATGGCAAGCAATATTAGAAGAAGATGAGCCTTTATTTGAGTTAAAATTTCCACTATTTTCATACCGATATAAATATAACAATGGCCAATATAGCTGTTTTGCTCCTTTTTCTAAAGCTGCATTTTTACCAGATTCAAATAAAATAGGTGAAAATTTTGAATACGATTCAAAGAATGGTTATAATGTAGGAATGACAAACACATTAAGACAATTAGAATTACAAGGATTAAACCATAATATCAGTGTCGATGTTGATGAGGTGGATGTGTTATATAAGGAGTCTAATAGTAATAATATATACATTGTAGATACAATCAAAAAAGTAAACGGCACATTAGCTAGCATATTTAAAATAAAAGACGAACAAATATTTAAAACAGTTGAAGCTAATCAATTGTTGAGGTTATTTGATAGTGTGCCTAAAAAAGCGCAAACACAAGAAATATCTGCAAACAGAATTATATATGGTAATTACACACATCAATTTGATTTACCAAATGAAAACCCGTTATTTGATGTAAAGCTTAAAAATAGATATAACCCTAGTGACGCTACATATGCCGAAGACAAAAAACAAATGTTGTCTATTAAATCTAATAGAACATATCAGTTAGGTGTTGTATATATAGATAAATATGGCAGACAAACACCAATATTAACGGACAAGTCTGGGATCATTAAAGTTCCATTTAATCAAGCAAAAAACAAAACACAATTCAAAGTTAGTGTTACTAACGGTGGGGCAAGTGGTTTTGAAAATTATAAATACTTTGTAAAAGAAATATCTTCAACGACATACAATTTATGTGCCGACAGTTTTTATCAAGATGATGAAGGCGCAATATATATATCTTTCCCTTCTTCTGAAATTAATAAAGTCAAAGAAGAGGATATATTATTATTAAAGAAAAAGGCTGGTAATAATTTAAGTGAAGATGGAACTAAATTTAAAGTTTTAGATAAACTTAACGCGGTGCCTGATTTTCTTGCTAAACCGCTCAGCGCAGACTATGTACCCGAGTATTTCAATTTTGGCAGACAATTTAATAGAGACAGTGGATATGCCGAACAACCAACTGCAGCAGAAAGAGATGGTGGTTATATGGGTACAAATGCATCACAATCTGGCGGTAAAGCTTGGTTTTTAGAGCCAGGATCAACGCCGGTTCCAAATCACAACTCTATTATAATAAGAGATATGTTTAATGTTGGCGATGTGCAAATTGCTGACGCAAGTTCTCAATATACCTCAGAATTCAATGGTATTTCTGCTGAAGCTAGAAGCGCAATGAAACCGGGGTCGAAAATAAGATGGAATGTTGGTGGTGCACAAACAAAAGTTTATACTGTAAAATCATTTCAAATTGGTACTGGACCCTCAAGCACGTCTCATGACGACGCAGAAGTAACCTTCGAAGAAGAATTTGGTGAAGATGTATTAGTGTTATATGATGAACAAGATTACGAAGACAATCCAAGAATAGCTGTTTTAGCGCAAGGTATAACTATAGAAACATTAAAGACTAAAGACGAGAGCGGCAAAGCTGAATTTGCAGGTAAGTTTTTCTTAAAATTACAAGCTTCTTCAAATTTATTAAACGAATTAGTTGACACAACAAACACAGATCAATTAGTAGCAAGATCATCAATTAGATTTGATGGTTATGATGATGGTAATTTTAGAAATGATGAAAGTAACAGTTATAGACAGTTCTTTATTGCGTATGGAGGTAAAGCGGGAACAGATTCCTCACAATTGTCCTCTTTGTCAAGACCGCTTAATCAAGGTGGATGGGCCCACTCAACTGCTGGTTTAAATTTACCTGCAAACTGGGAAGATGATGGTTATCATTTTGTTTTACAAACCGAAAGAAAATTAAATGACGCTGACAGTAATTATGGCAGTCACCCTTTTATAAAAAATTTAAAAGAAGGTAACTACATACGATTTAGTGGTTTTAAATACAGCGGCACCACTAGATGGTTTGATGAAAAATATTACAAAATAAAAAAGATATTAAAAAGAAATTACACCGGGAGTGGAGATGATAATAATAATAGATTGTTCTTTATAAAGTTAGATCAAGCTTTAGATTATGATTTAACATTCCGCGATCAATCAAGTCAACAAAGCACCATTGGTAGAGGGTATTCGTATGCAACTGTTTTTGATTTTGATACGAATAAATCAATAAATATAATTAATCCACCTATATTTGAAGTGGAACCTCAGGATGATGTAGACATCGATATATATTATGAAACTCAAGAAGTATTTCCCATGAGTGGATTGTCTACTGCAAAAAATTTAGAATACCATAACTGTTATAGTTTTGGCAATGGTGTTGAATCTTTTGTTATAAGAGATGACTACAATGCTCCTGTATTAGGAAAAGGTGTTCGTGTTTCGACTGTATTTGAAGATAACTACCAAGAAGAAAATTTAAAATCTGGGTTAATATACTCACAAGTATATAATGGTAAAACAGGTATTAATAGATTAAACCAATTTATTATAGCTGATAAAATTACAAAAGATTTAAATCCCGAATACGGAAGTATACAGAAGTTACACGGCAGAAATACTGACTTGTTGGCATTATGTGAAGATAAAATTGTAAAAATATTAGCAAATAAAGACGCTGTATTTAATGCAGATGGTAATCCTCAATTAATTGCAAGCAATAGAGTGCTTGGGCAAGCTATTATACCCGCAACATTTGGATCATACGGTTGCCAAAACCCCGAAAGTTTTGTGGAGTTTACATATAGATCCTACTTTGTAGATAAAGTAAGGGGATGTGTATTAAGGTTGTCAGCAGATGGAATTACTGAAGTTTCAAACTACGGAATGAAAGATTATTTTAAAGATAATTTAAGAGCACAGGTTTCAAACTCTAATTATGGTAGAATATTTGGAACATACGACGAAGTCAAAAATCAATATAATGTTTCGTTACCTACAGGTGTTACAACTACAGTTTCTTATTCTGAGTCAATAAACGGTTGGGTTAGTAGAAAAAGTTTTATACCAGAAGGCGGATTAAGCATAAACAATAAATATTACACATTTAAAAACGGTAGTTTATATGAGCACCATAGTGAGTCAGGAGTAAGGAATACTTTTTATGGGATAAAAACAAACCCAGAGGTTACGTTTTTATTTAATGAGGTGCCCGCGAATGTTAAAAATTTTAGAACATTAAATTACGAGGGAGATGAAGGTTGGACATGCACAAGTATAATTACCGAAAAGCAAGACGGGTCTGTTCCTTCGTTTGTTGAAAAAGAAGGTAAATATTATAACTATATATCCGGTGTTACCGAAAATGAAAATACTATAGATACAAAAGCTTTGAATGTACAGGGGCTAGGTAGCTTAGCTTCACAAACAACAAATAGCGGAAATAGAATATTCACATTCAATTTTAATTTAAATAGTGATTTACAAATTGGTGATAATTTATATTATGTAGATTCATCAAGTAATAAACAAGATTTAGGTAAAATAACAGCAATAAATAAAGTTAACAAAACAATCACTATTGCAGATGGCTCAGAAGTCCCTCAAGCATCCGCTTACATGTTTTACAGCAAGGACGCTAAGTTTAACACATCTGGTATTTTAGGATACTATGCAGAAACAAAAATGACAAACACATCTACAGATTTTAAAGAGCTTTACTCAGTTGGTTCTGAAATTAGTATAAGTAGTTAATGTGTAATTATAATATATAAATAAAGAAATTATGGCAGTACCAGTAATGGCAGCAGCAGCGGCAGCGCAAGCAGTCGGTGGTGTAATAAAAACAGTGGGTTCCCTTTTTGGAGGAGGCAAAAGAAGAAGAGAGCAAAGAAGAGCGGCAGAGGAATTAGCTCAAAGAAAAGAAAAATATGAACAATTAGATACGTCTAATCCGTATGCTAATATAAGTAACCCATATGATAATTTAACTGTTAATACACAAGCGGCAAATTTTGCAGCACAGCAAACCTCCCAAAATTCTGCAAATATTATGAGTGGTTTGGCAGCGGCGGCTGGCGGAAGTGGAATTGCGGCATTAGCTCAATCGATGGCTAATTCTCAAGCTCAAGCAACCCAACAAGCGGCTGCAGGCATCGCACAACAAGAATCACAAAATCAACAATTAGCCGCAAGTGGCGAAATGAAAAGACAATCAATGATTGCTGCGGGCGAGTCCGTTTCTCAACAAAGAGAAGCCGATAAACAAGGCACATTGCTTGGAATGGCGCAGCAAAGAAAATCAGCAGCAGATCAAGCAAGAGCAGAGGCAAAAGGACAGTTACTTGGTGGTATTGGTGATATAGCAGGGGCTGGTATAGCAGCCGGAGCAGCAGGGAAAGGGCCTTTAGCTGAATCAATGAAAACTTTTTTAGGATAATATGGCAACAAAGAAAACAAATCAAAGCGCGTCTATTAGAAACAGTTTAATAGCAGGAGCTGGAATGGCTGCAGATAAATTTACAGGTCTTAAAGATTTTAAAGTCAATGTAGGCGGTCTATTAGGTATGATGCAAAAAGAAGCCGCCAAAACAGAAAAGCTAAAGCAACAATCAGATTCTAAATTAGGATATATGCCAGATGTTACTAAAGTATCTGAAGGTGAAGCTCCTATAATGCAGCAATATTTTCAGCAGGGTAAAAATGAAATATTTGATCTTGATCAAGAATTAAAAATGACAGAGGATCCTGTTGCAAGACAGGAATTGTTAATGAAAAAAAGTCAAATAGAAAACAGTGCGAAAGCGGCTAATGGTTATTTAACAAACAAGGCTGAGTTAGCTAATGAATGGAGAGAAAATATAAAAAACGTTTCTTCCTCTATGGATCATACTACATATACAAATATTGATCTTGTATTAAATGGCCAAGCGGGTATTGATTACAACATTGAATTTAATGACTATTCGGGTAAGCCTACCTATGTGCTGTCTAACGGCACCAAATTAGCTCATGAGCAGTTAGATGATTTTTATTATAAAGATAGTAAAACTGCTTTAGCAGTTAATGATTATGCTGACACTTATCTTAATAAGGGAAGGCAGAATGAGCCTTTAACTGATGCTGACGTAAATATATTAAAAACAAAACTAGGACAATCTGTAAATGACGAAGGAAGTCTTAATTCTTTAATATCTGACAAATTAATTGAAGGTATGGATTTTGGACAAGCTGTTAAAGGATTAGGGCCTAATGCAACTTTTGAAGAAAAAAAAGAAAAAGTTGTAGATTATATTACAGAGCATTTGCGAAATGTGCACCAGAAAGGAAAAGAGGAATATGATAAAAAACAAAATTTAAATAATACCGGAATTACAAAATCAGTAGATGGTTCAATACCTTTTATTAGTACAAGAAATCAAGGGGATTTTGTTTGGTATGAAGAGCACAAAGGCTACGGTCCAGGCTTACCAGGCCCTACTGGCAAAGGCGTTATAAAAGACCCTGAGTTAACAAAAGACAAAACAATATCAGACCCTGATGCGTTAAATACAATGGCTGTTGGCCTTGGGGATATTAAATTTGGAAAATAAATTTTATGGCAGATCCAAAATTAAATGAGCAATTACTGGAGCTGCAGGAACAAGTAAATCAACTTAAACCTACAGATAACTCTCAAGAAGCTATATTACTCAGAAGGCAATTAAAGAAAGTTGAAGCGCAAATTGTAGCATCGGAAACAACTGAAACTCAAGAATTAGAAGAGGTTGAGGTAACTGTAGACGCTAAAGGTGATGTTAAAACCGCTTTAGACGGTGCAAAGCAATACAAGGAAGACATAAAAAAAATAACACCCGAAACTGAAAAAACAAAAATAGGGTATGAATATTTTGGTCTTAAAATGTATGATACTTTAAAGCCACAAATAGAAAGAGATACTTATTATCCTGATTTACCAGGCGGTAGAAAATCTGGTTTTATTAAATATAGAAACACATACGATGAAGATTTAAAAAAATCATTGGGTGATAAAAAATATGAAGAGTGGAAAAAAATTGAAGCAGGCGCAAAAGCAGACGGTGTTAGACTTAATGAAACAAATATAAATAAATATTTAAATTTAAGTGATTTTGATAACAAAACAAAAAATGAAATTGTTCAGCAATCTAAAAGTAAAAAATCTGATTTAATATTAAGAGATTATAGTAACAAAGAAAGAAATATTATTAAAAAAGAAATATTTGAAGGTGAGGCTAAAGAAAAAGCTTATGAAGAATACTCAAATACTTTTAATAAAAATTTAGAAGAATATAAAAAAACAGGTGTTCCACAATTTGAACAACCTGATTATACCCCTATTGTAAAAGAATTAAATGAAGAAGTTAAACAATCATCTAAAAATCTTGATACAAAATTTGATAATTTTAAAATAAAGCAAGAGGAGTACAATAATACATATAAAAACTACGAAAAAAGAATAGCAGAGGCAGAAGAAAAAATTAAAAATTTTAGTATGCCTGAAAACCCCACTGTAGCCCAAATACAAGAACGTAACGCATTAGCAGAAGAATACAATAATATATTCAAAGAAGATTTATTTACTGGTTTAGATAATCAATGGCAAGACTTAAAAGCTTTTGGCACTGAAATAACTAATGAATCAGAAAAATTAAATAAAGCTTCTTTAGAAGTTGGTGATATTAATTTAATGAGTAATTCATTAAGCAAGAATTACAATAGAATGGACAGACTTTTGCACACCATGGAAGAATCTTTTTTGGGTAGTGCTGCTATGCTTGGGTCGTCTATAATGAAGGGAGGAGGGGATGTTGCTGCATTTTTTGCTAGCAGTAATAATTATGATGCAAAAACAGCTGATTGGTATCAGGATTTAGTAGATTTAAAAGGCCATGCGATTGATTATAACGATCGTTTGCAGAAGTATAGACAAAATGTATTGCCTGAAAAATTAGAGTACGGCGATGGAGGTGGTTTTGATTATTTTGCAGAAATGATGATTGATAATAGCCCTTCAATATTAACTGCTTTTGGAACAATGGGTTATACGGGTTTAGCAACAGCTGGGGCTTCTGGAATAGCAAGAGCCACTGCCATACGGCAAGCAACAAACGCTGCAACAGGCGTATTCTTTACTATGGAAGCTGGTGGTCAAATGTCTAATCTTGAAATAGCACAAAGAGAAGCTCCTGAAATGATAGCGTCTTTAAAAAATAAATTAAAGAACGAAACTAATTTATCAAAAAGAAAACAATTAGAAGAGCAAATATCAGATCAAGAGAATTTGCAGAAAATGTCCCAGTTTAAAAAGAGCTTTAACAGTATAGCTTACGGAGGTATTGCTTCGCTTGCAGAAAGATTTGGTTCATTAAGATTCATAAATGATTTTCAAAAATATTCAAAACCTTTAGGATTAACCAAGTTAGAACAATTAGGAATTCCTAAATCAGTAGCTAGAGTTACAGGTAAAGCTTTTGGTACCACGTCTGGTGTTGGTATTGGTATGGGGGTAGAATTAATAGAGGAAGGTGGCACATTGTTAGGACAAAATTTCATGGATATTGTTGTTTTAGATCAAAATAAAAGTTTGATTGAAGGATTAGATGGCGAATTTGTAAGAAATACTTTAGCAACATCTTTAGGTATATCAGGGCCTTCTGCGAGCATGAATTTAATGTCAGCATTTAATAATGAAATAAAATTAAGAAGTGAAGCTAATCAAGAAGGAAAAATCAGAGATGAGGTGCTTGCTATACAAAATGAATTAAATGTTTTAGATGGAAGAACAAAGAAAGCTAGAGATTTAAAGAAAAAACAAAATTTATTATTAACTGAAGCAGCGGAAGTAAATAGCTTTATACCTTTAAAGCTTGGTAATATGACAGATGCAGAAGTTCAAAGCGTTTTTGAAAATGGTAAAAGAATGCGTGAATTGATAGCTGAAGGAAAAGAATTAGGCCAGCAGCTGGAGATCACATCGTACGAAAAGCAACGAGTTGAGGATATAAAAAACCAAATTCAAACGTTATTTGATGTTAATCAAAAAACATTAGGTAAATCACAGGAACAATATTTAAAAGAAATAGGAAAAGACGCACCAAATGCTTTTGAATATGTTGTTAATAAGGGGAGATATGATGGCTATAAGCACTTGATTAAAAACATGAAAGGTATAACTCTTTTTGCAACTGATGGCAAAAATATTGATCAATTTCTTGAACAATCAAATTATACAGATCAACAAAAAGAAGATATAAAAAATGCTTATAATGATAGATCTAATGCTGTAAATATAAATGATGATGTTATAACTTTTGATGATAATGTTACAGCTTCTTTAAGTATATTAAGCGGAACAAAAGCCGCTATAACAGCTGTTTCACCATTGCATGAAGTTGGGCATATACAAACTAGAAAAGCGGGTATAATAAAAGATGGCAAATTAGCCGCTCACGCAGAGGGAATGGTTGAAGACATAATTGCTGATGTAAAAAGACGAAACGAAAATGATAAATTATCTGATTCTGATTTTCAAATATTTAATGATAGAATAAATGATTATAAAAGTAAAAATGGCGAAGTTAATGCTGATGAGCTTATACAATTAGTATCTGATTTTACAGCAGCTGGTATTTTACCTAAAAGTTCATTTGAACAATTATACAGTGCTAAAACTTTTATTAATTCTTTATTAACTAAATTTAATGGAGAGGCATCGCCTTTCTTTAAAATAAATACAGCTAATGATGCGTTTGATTTTATTACTAGCTGGCAGCAAAAAGCATTAACTTCACAAACGGAAGGTGCAGGAGAGGAAACAGATGTTGTAGAAAGTAAAGACTTACAAAGTGAAATAAATAGTCTTGTAGCAGGCGTAACAACGCAGGCAGAATATTATGGTAAATTAAATAATGTAATAAACGAAAAATATGGTTATGATATTACAGAAGATCAAAGCAGAAGTGCTAAATTACATCCTGCAATAAATAATTATATTATATCAAAATCTGCTAATCCTGCTCAAGCACAAAAAAATATATCTATATTAAAAGATAGATTAATAAATTTTAATCCTGCTGCAAAAAGAAATGATGGATCTATAGTTGGAGCTGAAGGTTTTGTTGAATTTATAAATTCAAATGTTAATTTTGTAAAAAGAGAAGCTAATAAAGCTTTAGCTATAGAAGCAGAACAAAGAAAAAGAACTGAAAAAATAGATGACACAACTAAACAAATAGCAGCACCAATAGAAACTAAAAAAGCTAAAGAAAAACCAAAATATAAATCTATTTCAAAAAGCAACATATTTTCAACATCAGCAATTGATCAAATTAAAAATAGAATAATATCTATAGTCAGAGTATTAAAAACAAAAATAAACGCACCAACTACAATAAATCAAACTGTTAAACCTATTATATCAGAAATAAAAACCGAAATGGGTAAGCAAGCTGATATTATAATTAAAAAAGATGCTGGCGGATTACAAAATAATAGATTAGAAAAAGTATTTTTAAAATCAAAAAAAGCTACACTAGAAAATGCGCCTACCACTTGGCTTGCTAAAGCAATGCCTTTTGCTGTTCAGAAATCTGTTGGCGGTAAATTTACAGACATACCTATTTTAAACGAATCAGGTAAAATAATTGGCTATGAATTTCAACCAAATTGGACTAGCGATTGGCAAGGAAAGAAAATAGATAGAGTAAAAACAGCTGTTGGCGGACAAACATCAGGTAATCAATATATAAGAAGAAAGCCAAATGTAAGTGAGGCTGTTTCGGATAAGCAGTATATGGGGTACATGTTCAAATTTGACAATGGAGGCAATGCTACAGAAATTATAAGGGGTAGAAAAGAATCATGGTCAAAAATGATGGCCGAGGAGGTATCATTTGAATTAATAGATGACGCATTAGATGATTTAAATAGCCCTATTTCAAAAGAGCTTATAAAAAATCAAACAAGATTAGGTGTTGAAATTGTAGAAAATTTTGCTCAACAAGTAAGAAAAGACATTGATAGAGGTACGGTAAAAGAAAGCAAAGGCTTAGCTAGCTTTTCACAAGAGCAAATGGATCAGTATATAAATGCTGAAGCATGGGGCAACTTTAAAAATAAAATACAAGGCATACAGGGAAGATTTAAAGAAAATGTTATATATAGATTACATAAGGACTCTTATGGCGAAATATATTCAGATAAATTGCAAAAAGAAATTGCTAAGCAATTTTATGTGAAGCTAAAACCTTTTGCTACGGTTGAATCTATTGAAACTCAATTAAAAGAAGACAATAAATCATTGCCAGAATTTTTAGAAGATATTAGGGGCCAAATAGATTTTAATGAAACAATTAGACAATTTACAGGGGCAGAGGCGTCTATTGCAGAATTAAATGATAATAAAGTATATGTAGCTGAAACACAACAATATTTGATAGATCAATTAAAGGGTGTTGATATACAAACTGCCGTAGCATTTTTTGCTAGCACATTTGCTAACTCTGGTAAAATTGGTAGAGATAGAAAAGGTGTAATGACTGGAGTTAGTAGGGCTGATTTATTTTATAATCAAGCTCATGCTATAACCGCACTTAATGAAGCTGGTTTTAATATTGACAAAATAACTAAAAAAGATATAGTATTAAAAGATGGTACCGTTATACCTAGAAAATTTACAGCTAATGCTAAAGTAGAACAAAAACATTTAGACGGAACATTAGATGTAGATAAAGAAATTAAAATAGCAGGCAAGGCTTGGGATTTTACGATGAAATTACTTGAAGGACTAAAAGGACAACCCTCTTATGTGCAAGCATTAACACTAGCCGCGTTAAATTCGGGTACCAATACCATGCTACGAGTTGGCGCTCCAGCTATTAATGTTAGTACTACAATAACTTCTAGAAAACCATCTGACTATAGATATGAGCATAGACCACCCGCAAGAGTTGTTTTAGCATTATCCTATAAAAATAAAGTACTAGGTGACAAAACAATAGATATTGAAGCTTTAAAAAATGATTATCAAGTTTCTATTATACCTGTAGAAATGGATAAAGTAATAGGTAAAATTGCATTGGGGCAAAGCACAATGCCAGACTATAAACCTGGAATCACCCGTGCAACTAATGATTATTATAATGCTTTTACAAAAAATAAACCTGGTATAGTTTCTATAAAAAATCTTAAAACAGGTGAAATAATTGGTAAAGATTATGAGGCTTCGTCCAAACTAAAAAATCAACCTACAATAAAAGAGGCTGTTGCACAACCTAAACAACTCAAGGAAGCAGTTGCAAAAGAAAGTAAAGGATTTTTAAGTGAAGAAATTAATAATATAATTGCTAGGCAAAAAGGTGTTAGACCTGAGGCTGTGTATTCTAAAGTTGTGGCAAGAAAAAAAGGCGCTAACATAGGTAAATACAAATTCTTTTTACCATCTACAGCTGAAGATTTTAGAGGATTAACGCAATACACTTTTGCTGGTAAAGGAAAACAAGGGGAGGCAGATCAAAAGTTTTTTGAAGATAATTTAGTTAAACCTTATTTGAAAGGTATATCAGCTATGGAGTCTCAAAGACAAGCTTTAAAGAATGATTACAGAGGCTTATTAAAAATGTTTCCTAAAGTTAAGAAAAATCTTAATAAAGAAATTGCAGGAACTGGATTTACAAACGATCAAGCTATAAGAGTTTATTTATATAATAACTCTGGTTTTGATGTTCCTGGTATTTCTAAAAGAGACCAAAAGAAATTAATAGATATTTTAAATAAAAATGAAAATTTAAAAGGATTTGCAGACGGGTTACAAAATATATCTAAAAAAGAATCTTGGGCTGAGCCATCTGAATATTGGGACGTGGGAAGTGTTTTAAAAGATCTTAATGACCTTTCAGAAAACGTTAGTAGAAAAGACTATCTTAAAGAATTTATAACCAATGCGGACCAAATTTTCAATGAAGACAATTTAAATAAAGTTGAAGCGTTGTATGGTTCAAGGCACAGAGAAGCTCTTGAAGATATTATAAGAAGAATGAAAAGTGGAAGCAATAGACCCGGTAATCCCGATAGATTAACTGGTGCTTGGCTTGACTGGGTTAATAATTCTGTTGGTACTATAATGTTCTTTAACAGAAGGTCAGCTTTATTACAGATGTTATCGTTTACTAACTTTGTTAACTGGTCAGATAATAACCCACTGATGGCCGCAAAAGCATTTGCAAATCAACCGGCTTATTGGAAAGCTTGGGCAAAAATATTTAATTCTGATAAATTAAAACAAAGAAGGGGTGGTTTAAAATCCGATGTACAAGAGCAGGAGATAGCTAATCAAGCTAAGAATGCTAAAGATAAATACAGCGCAGCCGTTTCTTATTTATTAAAAATTGGTTTTACACCAACACAAATAGCGGATAGTATGGCTATTGCAACAGGAGGTGCTACATTCTTAATAAATAGAACTAACACTTATGTTAAACAAGGCATGTCAAAAGCGGATGCTGAAGCAAAAGCGTTTGAAGACTTTAGTGCAATATCAGATGAGACACAACAGTCCGGGGATCCTATGTTAATATCTAAACAACAATCAAGTCATCTTGGTAGATTAATATTAGCATTCCAAAATACACCAATGCAGTACACTAGATTAATGAAGAAGGCTGGACAGGATTTAATCAACGGAAGAGGCGACGCTAAAACAAATATTAGTAAAATAATTTATTATGGATTTGTGCAGAATTTAATATTCTCAACATTACAAAATGCGTTGTTTGCTTTACTTCCAGAGTTTGATCCAGATGATGAAGACGAAGAAAAATTCCAAAAAGTTATTAATACAAAACAAGAAAGAATTATGAATAGTATGGTTGATACTATATTAAGAGGTAGCGGATTGGCTGGTGCCGTAGTGTCGACATTAAAAAATACTATTAACGAATACTATAGACAAGAAGAAAAAGGATCGTTTATGGCGGATCACACTTATACCTTATTGCAATTAGCGAATGTATCGCCCCCTATTGGATCAAAGCTTAGAAAAGTTTATGGATCAATTCAAACTAGAAACTTTGATAAAGATGTTATAGAAGCTAGGGGAGCAGCACCGGATAGCCCTGCTTATGAAATTGTTGGTAATTTATTATCAGCTGGTTTAAATATACCTCTTGATAGAGCTGTCTCGGAAGTTAGAGGCATTACAGAGGCTTTAGACAATAGGAACACGTCTTATCAAAGAATAGCTTTAGCATTGGGGTGGAGAACATGGGATGTCAATGCAAAAAATGAAGAGCATGAATTAATTAAAACAGCTGCTAAAGCTAAAAGAAAAGAAGAAGGGAAATTAAAAGCTAAAGAAACTAGAAAAAGAAATGCAGCGCTTAAAAAACAAATATTAATAAATTTGTCTAAAGAAAACATAAAAGAATACAAAAAGTATTTAACAATGTCTACTAAAGACAAAAACGAGTATATTAAAAAAGAAATAAAAAAACTAAATAAATAATTATGCCAAAAGATGCGTGTTACAAAAAAGTTAAAGCAAGATACAAAGTATTTCCATCCGCTTACGCAAGTGGAGCTATTGCAAAGTGCAGAAAGAAGGGCGCTAGCAATTGGGGCAACAAAAGTAAAAAGTAATGGCTGTTAGAAAAACAAAGAAAGGTGCTTCGTTAAAGCGCTGGTTTAAAGAGAAGTGGGTAGATGTTAGAACAGGTAAACCTTGCGGTAGAACAAAGGGTGATGGAAGAGGTGTGCCTTATTGTAGGCCCAGCAAAAGAGTGTCAAGTAAAACACCAAAAACATCTGGTGAAATGTCTTCATCTGAAAAAGCAAAAAAGATTAGAGAAAAGAAAAGCTTGGGCCAACCAAAAGGTAAGCCACGAAGAGTAAAAAATGTTAAAAGAAACAAAAAATAGGTGATTACATATATTATAGAAACTTAAAAAAATTATGGCTCAAAAAATTTCAGAAAACACAGAAGTACAATTAGATTTAAAAACGATTGGAATGTTGGTCGCAGGCGCAGTGAGTTTAGCAGCCATGTATTTTACTTTGCAAAAAGATATAGATCTTGCAAAAGAATTACCTAAACCAGAGGTAAGCAGAACAGAATATGATTTAAAAGACGAGCTGGTTAGAACTACTATTATGGACATTGATGAAAAGGTTCAAGACAATAGTAATAAACTAGATAAAATCGACGACAAACTGTTCAAGATAATAAACAAAGACTAAAATGAAAAAAATTTTAATAATATTAAGTTTACTTTTTACAATCGCAGGATATTCACAATACGAAGTACTGCACATTAATTCTTCTTGGAATTCAAGACATAACCTCGACCTTGACGGCCTTAAGTATGCTAAGGTAAAATATTTAATACTAGAAGAACAAACACCTTCATTTAGGCAACAAATAAAATCTGTTCCAACTATTTTAGTTTTACACAACGGTAAACCTAAAGGACAATGGAGTGGTGGTATAGCATTGAAATTAAAGATAACAAAAGAAGATATAGAAAATCATATTGAAAGATTAAAAGCTCAATAGATGAGTAAGATAAGCGAGCACATAACAAAGAAAGAAGCCACATTTAGTGCGACTGCATTGAGGAAAGGTATAGAGAATGAGCCTGGAGAATACGAATTACAGAATATGGAACTTATTGCTGAAAAAGTATTTGAACCATTAAGAAAAGCTGTGAATGGCCCAATAAAAATTAATTCATTCTTTCGTTCGGAAGAATTGAATAAAGCAATCGGCGGGAGCAGTAAGTCACAACATTGCCAAGGAAGAGCAATGGATTTAGACGATACTTACGGTTACATGTCCAACAAAGATATGTACCATTACATAAAAGAAAATTTAGATTTCGATCAGATGATCTGGGAATTTGGAACCAAAGACAACCCTTCTTGGGTTCATGTAAGTTATGTAGACGCTGACTCTAATAGAAAGCGTTGTTTAGAAGCTTACAAAGACGAGAATAATAAAACAAAATATAAAATAATATAATGAAATTATGGAAAACTGCAATTGTCCTTTTTGTATTTGTGAGTAGTTGCTCAATACAACCAAAACCTAAACTACAAATAACGCACGTCTTAGCTGTAACACAACAAGGTGATACATTAACAATACCTATTGATGTTATAAGACCTATTAATTATAGAATAATAAATTATAGTGGTGGTTATAATTACAACTGGGCACGACCTTATTATCATTATCAATATGATAATTATAGCCGAGGCTCATCTTATAGGTCAAATAATAACAACAGTAATAACAATTCAAACGTCGGTAAGATTGTACCAAGGGAAGATCCTGGAGATGGAAAGCCATCTGCTGATGTTTTGATGAAAGGAAAGAAATAAAAAAAGGGGCCTTAAAAAAGCCCCTTAAATTTTATCCATCACACGCTAAGCAATTTTCATCCATTGCATTCTGTGCAATATCACCTCTAAGAACTGATTCAGTTCGCATATAATATAAGGTTTTAATACCTTTCTTCCACGCTTCATAATGAACCTTATTAATCCACTTAGGTTCTGCAACACTCGGGAATGCTAAATTTAAACTAACAGATTGATCTATATACTGTTGTCTTATTCCCGCTTGATTAACTAATTCTAGTTGATTAATTTCCTTAAACGTTTTAAATACTTCTTTCGCTGGTGTTTCCCACTTGCCAAGCTTAATATCATCAAGCTCTTTAACGCCTTGTACGGAGCCAGCATCTTTCATTATTTTGTTCCATACTTTATCAATATTAATTTTATATTTTTTTAATACCTTTAATAACGCAGGGTTCTTGCGAATGAAAGTACCCTTTGCACTTTGTTCCGTAAATACGTTTGCAGCCCAAGGTTCGATTCCAGGACTAACGTTGCCACTAAGCTTGCTGTTAGATACAGTAGGAGCAATAGCCCGCAAATGAGTATTCCTAAAACCTGAACCACGGCACCAAAGAGGCTCGCCAAATTCTTCTGCAAGAGCCATTGAAGCTCTCTCGCTTTCAATTTTAATTTGTGAAAATATTTTTCTTGTTTCATATTGTGATAGTAATCCTTCAAACGGTAAACCTTGATCTTGCAAATAAGTATGCCAACCAAGTACGCCCAATCCTAAAGCTCTACCTTTTTCAGCAGATCTTACAGAATTATGAAAGCCAACTTTACCTTTGGATTTTTGTATAAATTCTTCTAATACACCATCTAAAAACCAGATGCTGTCATAAATAAGATTAGTGTTTTTCCACTCCTCATATTTAGCTAAATTCAAACTAGACAAGCAACAAACAAATGAATGTGATTCATCTGTATGTAATGTAATTTCACTACATATATTTGTCATGTGAACTTTTAAACCATGCTTTCTGTATTGCTCTGGATTATTTTTGTTTGTATTTCCCTTAAATAATATATAAGGTTCTCCAGTTGCTTTACGCTTTTGTAAAAGCTTTCCCCATTTTTTTCTTGCTTCAACATCTCCGCTTTCAACTCTTCGCATGAACTTGTCGCCGACCACAGCGCACTGGTGGAGGTTGAGCGACTGACGATTAACGTCTCCTTTAGGTTCTCTAATTTCAAGCCATTCCTCAAAGTCGGGATGCTCAATATTGATATTAACTGATGCTGCTCCTCTTCGGACAGATCCTTGATTAGTGGCAAGTATTGTTGAATCGTATATCTTGCAAAAAGGCACCACGCCGTCACTTGTTCCATTTCCATTAATTGTATCGCCAGCGGGTCTGATTTGATTTATACCAATGCCAACTCCACCGCCGTGCTTAGCGAGTAACATCATCTCTAAATTCTTGCTTCCAATATCATATATTGAATCAGCAACATCTATACCAAAGCATGATATAGGCAACCCTCGATCTGAACCAGTATTTGATAACACAGGAGAGGCTAAACACAGCCAACCATTCCATATGTATTCAAAAAATGTTGGAGCAAGTTCTGGGCGTCCTAAACGCTTCGCTACAGTTTCGCATACACGATTATATGCGTCTCGTGGGGTTTCTTCTTTAATTAAATATCCTCCACCAATTGTTTTCTTATAAACATCGGTTTCACCCCAAGCAGGATAATCAATTCCTTTTTTCCAATTATTGTTCCACATCTTTTTTCTCTAAATCTTTAAGTTCTTCAACAAGTTTATCCCACCTCTCTTGTCCAATATGTAATTGAAAAGCAGTAAGCGTGCCTTGAGCTAATGTTCTTATAACATTTAAATCTTTTAACGCTCTTGTTAAAGCCCCGCCTAAAATGTTAACTTGTTCTTGTAATTGTTTAATATTCTTTTGTACTCCCATATTATGTTATTAAATGTTTAACCCAAGCTATAAGCCCGTTTATATTTAAAGCAACTAAGTTCCATTGCTTACGATATGCTGTTTGTACACAGACACAAATAAAACCAGCTATATATAAAGCCGGTTCTATTGTCCATTGTGCTGCTACTAGAAAACCAGCTCCCATATATCCAATACGGGTAGCCATTCTTTCACTAGGTTTTAGTTTTCTTTTTCTTTCTATTAAAAACCTTAGCAGTCTGTATTTTACCATACGTCTTCAAAATCTTCGCCTTCATTTGCTTTACTATAGTCAGTCGGCCTAATAGCGAAAAAATCAGTGTGAGTGTGACCCCCAGTAAGATGGTCGAACCAAGCCATTTTATCAATTGACTTTTGGTCATATTCGAATTTAAACTTGCCTTCTTGTTTATAACCCAATTCTTGAAGTTTATCACCTGTTCGTTTTTTAATAAAGTGTTTAAGATCATATTCTGTTATTCCTTCAATATCACCCATTTCAAATAACTTACTTATGTAAGTCATTTCAGCATTATGCATTGTTAAAGCTGCATCGTATATATGCTCCTTGCATTCTTCTTTTAATCCTGGTATTTGAGAACACATGTGTCTAAATAATTGACAACCCATTTTAGAATGTAATGACTCATCTCTTACAGACCATTTCATTTGTTGCCCAATACCTTTAAGTAAGTTACGCATTTGAAAACTGTATAGCACAGCAAACGCAGAATACAAACTAACACCTTCTGCAAAGGCTGAGAACGTAGCTAACGATTTACCTATGCCCACAGGATCATTACCTTCATAAGCAACTAAGTTATCGAACCTAGCAGCTGTTGCGGGCTCATGTAAGAACGCTTCGTAATCTTCTAAGCCTAATGTTTCATTCAAGTAACTATAAGCTACTGCGTGAATTGTTTCTTGGCTTCCGAACATCATAGACATTTGTTGTATTTCGTGTTTAGGAAACCAACCAACGACTTTTTGTGTCCAGTAATCTGACACAGCGCATTCAGTTTGAGCAAAGCCTAGCAAGATATTTCCTACTAGGTTTTTTTCTTTATCATTTAACTTTTCGTTCCAGTCTTTTAAATCACCTGACATAGGAATTTCCGTATGCAACCAAAATGCTTGAGCCTGTTTAAGCCAGCCTTCTGTATAATATTCCGGGTATTCAAATGGTTTGTACGGGATTCTTTCTGTAAATAAAGGTGCTTTCATATTAATTTTTTATTTCTATTGCTATATCTACAAACGGCAGATAAAATACGTGTTGTGTGTGTGTTGGGCCTTCATAAGTTCTAGCCCCAAATAATACTCCTGGATATGTGCCTAAAGCCATGCTCCAAGTTCCAGATGGTTCTTCATTTTCATCCATAACATTTTATATTATATTGTTCATTGTATCATTATAAGATCTTTCCATTTTAAATAGCCTCTCTTGTTTACTGACCATTTAATATACGTGTCTATTTTACGTTCTTTATATTTCCTTCGAGCTAAATGCTTTCCGGCGTTTTTATTAATTGTATTACCTGATCGCATTCTTTTTGATTTTGTGGTTTATATAAAGTATAACCTGGAAATTGTTTTGTCATTAAGTGTTTAAACAACTTCCAACGTATTGGAAATGATTCATTAGGTCTACCTTTAGTTTCTATTATAAAATCTTCGCCAATAAAGTCTGGTGTATATTTAATCGGCAGTATTCTTTTACAACCTCTATTCTTAAATATACCTTTACTATTAGCTTGCCTTTCATATACTTTGTTTTCAAAATGAAAACCATTTATTAATACAAAAGTTTCGCCCTCGTATTTAGCTTTTATATTAGCTTGCTTTAAAGCTTTATACATATATTTTTCTAAACCAGAAGCGAATTGGATCCCGTCATAAATAACTTTCTTAGCTACAACGGGACCTCTTTTTCTTTTATATACTCTTTTCTTTCTCATATGTTTCTTTAGCTTTTTGTAAATACAAAACAGCATCCATAAGTTCTTCTTGTAAATGATTAAGCCAATCAGCTACTTTAGAAGGATCGTCGTCAAGTGTAATGCCATATTTTTTATAGCCTACATCTGATCGTTGTTTGAATTTGTCTACGACTCTTTCAACAACAGGATCTCTGAATTTACACTTACAGCTCATCTTTGACAAATGTTCCGTTAATCATTTTACCAGTTCTAGCATTGATAACTTTGTAAGCATCAGCGATACATTCTTCAATGGTAACACCTTTTAAATGTGCAAGGTTGGTTAACACTACAACTATATCACCAATAGCATCAATAATCTCTGGTTGATCATCTTTAAGCAATGCTTTAGCCAACTCACCAGCTTCTTCTTGAAGCTTAACATATTGAGTCATAGGATTACCCTTTTCATATAAGCCTCTGTCTTCAGCCCACTTTCTAATTTTCTTAAACATCATTAATTCTTTCTTTGGCATTGTTAAACCGCCAATTGTATTTTAATGGTGCAAAGTGTTTTTTTAACTGCTTCAAAATAGTTTGATAAGGATTTGTTGTACACATAGCTTCTTTCGCTATTAAACATAGATGTTTGTACATTTTTCATGATCCATGCAATAGAGTCTGCATTTATATTAAACTCGCCATGGTCTGTTTTCCAGCGCATTCCTAAACTATCGTTTAGTCTTCCCTTAAGTTTATTCACTGGACAAGGGAATGTTGTTGTTTGTTCGGTTACGTTTACTTTCATTTTAAATAAATTTTTATAAGGTTTAATATCTACTTTATAGCCATAAGACGTTTGAAGTTCTAGTTCTTTCTTTGATATATAATTTATATCGTCAGACTGATCTAAAACTTCGTATTCAGTAGGCTTATAACCCTGCGTTTGCGTAACCCTTTTATTAAGATTACGTGTAACGCCGATTTTTTTACCCGGAATATGATATAAATAATACATCATTTGCCAACATTTAATTTTGCTGGTATTGCAGGCAGCGGGTTATAATTAGATATTGTTATTAATTCTTTACTCGGTATATACAATTCGCCATCAACAATATCAATACCCTTTTGTAAATTCAATTCAGGTAAATCATTTGTTTCTCTTCTGTATGCATAACAATTCGCTGCATCAATATGGTTTTTATATATATGACAATCACCCAACTGAGCTATTAATTTACCAGGAGTATATTCTGTTTCTTTACATAACAACTCTAATAATAAACCGTACATAGCTATATCGTAAGGTAAGCCTAAGAATACATCAGCAGATCTTTGTATCCACATTAAATCCATTTTACCATCGTTGATATAAACTTGAAAAGCGTAATGACAAGGAGGCAAGGCCATATGTTTTAATTGGCCAACATTCCAAGCATTAACCATTAATCTTCTCGAGCTAGGATTCTCTTTTATATTCTTAACTAAATTCAATAACTGATCTTCATACCTTGTGTAGTAGCCATCAGTTATTTTCCAGTTACGCCATTGTGCGCCATAAACAGGGCCTAATGTTCCGTCTGTTCTGCCTGATCTTTTATAATCAGCATCCCAATAAGTTACATTATTATCCTGTAAGTATTTCATATCTGTTTTGCCATGTAATATCCACAGTAATTCTGTTCTTGCAGAATTGAAATACATCTTCTTGTTTGTTAATAGAGGAAAGCCTAAGGCCATATCGTGAGTAAGTTGTCTACCAAATACAGATTTAGTTCCTACTCCTGTTCTATCATCTTTATCAACACCTGATCCTAATATGCCAGACACTAATCCCCTATATTCATTTTCTATATTTATCATAATAATATTTACACATTTTATAGTATTCTACCCAAAGGGTTTCTTTATCGTATACAAATGGAGCAAAGTTACATTTCTCTCCTTTAACATATGAACCTAAGTTTATACATATCTTCCATTGACCATCTTGCGGTGTAGCCCAAGGTGATATTCTTATGTTGTTTCGTGTACAATATAATTTCCACTCTTGTTCTTCCGGGCTTGGTAAGTATGGCGGAAGGTTATTTGGTTTTCTTCTTTTGTATAAGCTTTTCATAAATCCCAGGGCATAGGTTCATTTTCGTGTATAGCAAGTTGATGTGGTATAAAACAACCAGATCTAGGCTCCCAAGTAAAATGTGCTTCAGCACCATTCTCTCCAAGGTTTTGGAATTTTACTTTAAGAACTTTTGCTTTAACAGTTTTATTTTCATAATCCCTGTGAACTAATATACCGTGATAAGATGCATCATACCATTC